TTCAAACATAGAAGGTTCAAACTTCCATCATCAGCCATTGAAAGTAAAACACCATAGTTTTCACATGGTCTTTCAATTTCAATCATTATTTCACAGTTCCATTCAATACATTTTATTCGGTTATTCATATTTACTACCTTGTCAGTTCGGTCAAAATCGGTAGTTATTAGTTGTTTGTTGGGAAAACCCCAACAGAAAAACAATAGAAAAACGATAGACTGAGAGCCTAAAATGGTTAGATTAGGGCAACCTAAAAATTTTAGTTGCGATTCAAAAAATCGCCAAAAATCCGACTCCTAACGGAGTTAGGAGTCGCCAAGCACCTCAAAAAAATTTTTTATAATTTTTTGAAAATCTTAGAAAAAAGTCCTATATTTGCCACTTCTTCTTGCATTCCCTCTATTCCTTGAAAATTTAGAGTTAGAAGTAGTCGGTTTTCCCCAATTTGACATATTTACTGATGCCGAAGCGACAGGTAATGGGGAGTTTTCTGTTGTTTTGTATTGGTCTATGGCGTGTGCAAGTGCCATTACGGTGTCATTGTGCTTGCCTTTGTCCACTATTACGCCACTTTTCCAAGTATGCGATTCTAACTCTTGGAGGACAATATTCATCAATTTTCGTGTCTCATCGTTGCCGTATGGGATGATTATTTTGCCTTGTTCAAACCATGAACGGAGTCTTGTCAATAGACCCTGCTTGAGAGTTCTGTTTGATACCTTTGACATATTTACATCTAAGGTAATTCCTCTTTGATTTATGATTGCTTTATACAGATGTTGAAAACCTGCACTCTCAAAAGCGAACTTAGGTCTCTCGTAAGCCTTGTCATACTCTTGTATAACATCAACTTGTTTATCGGGAGGGAAGTCATTACGCCTCCATAGGTTTGCGATATGAATATTACCGTCTTCATCCTTTCGCAAAATACACATTACCGAATAGTCTTGACCTATACCATGTGAAGGGTCAAAACCTATAACATACTCTCCATCATATATCTTATGAGTCTGTAATGTGGAAGACATATCTAAGTTCTTACGAGTGATTATCTGTGGATATACTGCTGAATCATCATCAACAACCTTACATAGATACTCTTGAGCAAATGCTAATTCACCTATTGCCTTTTTCTGCTCTAACAGAAACTCAAACGGCCTTTCACTTTCCCACAGACAAATAGGTTTTGTCTCATCGGGATTTATTCTCCACTCATCATAATTGATAATTGCGCCTTTACGCCAAGATTCCCAAGCCTCATTCTCTAACATCTCGGTGTGATACAAGTCATTCATTGACATAGGAGTTCCTACACAGTAAATCGAAGTTCCGGGCGATAACATGGGAGTAAGTTTCTTTCTAAACCATTGTTGATACATTTCATAGGACATATCATTTTGGTCGTCAAGTATATCATCAAGTGCTATTGCTGCGGGGTGTTCACCACGAATACCCGAACCAACCGATGTTGCCTTAATCCATGCACCATTTGTTAGACGAAGTTCAAATCTATTACCCTTTTTATCATCAATCAACCTACTAAGTTCCGGATGCCTCTTCATGTCTTGTCTTATTTCATCAAGACGATTCATAGCCAAATCTTTGTTAGCAGAAAAAAGCCATATTGTAAAGGGTTTTTCACGCCATCTTTCAAATATCAATTGATGTAGCACTTTTACACGAAGAGTAGTAGATTTACTGTGGTCTCTTGGTGCAATAACACATACACGATGAACTTGTTTATTTTGTCTATCGCCATAGAGATTTAACCATTCGCCTATATGGTCGCCCCATTTGTAGCCAAGCCACTCATAGAAGTGTTTAATATCATAACGACTTCTCTCCATGTGGAAAGCAGTCATTATTCTTTTCATATTATTCCTCTTCCTTAGTATCTATGAATAGGGGAATACCGCACCATTCAGCAAGGCAACCGCATAATCTTTCAATTTCTCTTCTACTTAAAGTAACGCCTACAATAAATTGGTCTGTAAAAAGATTTACTGCAACATAATTATCTTCTATTTCAGTAAAGCGTAGTTCTCTATCATTCGATGCCCAAATTTTCATCATACTCATCTCCATTTAATGCAGCGAGTGTCCTTAAACCATGTCGCAAATCTGTGAAAGCCTGTACTTCTTTTGTATGAGGATTAAGTATTACCATAGGGGATGTAGGTCTTTCTCTTGAAAATCCGCACATTTCACTAAACGAATCAACAATTTTATACGCGCCCGGTCTTATAGCCCATCTTTCAATACCATGTTTAGTAAATGGAACTACGGAAGGAGTATGGTGATGCCCTACTACCCCAATATCAAAGTCTGCTTCTCCGTCATCCCACATCTTTTTGATAACACGGCTTGGGTCTAACTGACTGTTACCTCTTCGCTTATGCCTAACAGAAATACAGTATGGTATATCATTTACCCATACTCTAAGATTTAATTCATGTGCATGATACAAAATGCCTCTTTCTTCTGCAAGTCTCTTTAGAGGGTCATAATCTGTTGCACCAGCAGTCCAAAGGTCGTGATTACCTGCAACAATAGCCATTAGACATTCCGGAGTCATATCAATATAATGCTCACATAACTTCCATTGAACAGAAGGGGGAATTGGTGCTTTCATAGCAGGTCGTGGTTTATCAATCATAAAGTTATCAATATAGTCACCCGCATGTATAACAAAGACATTTTTGCTACTGTTAATCATTTCAGTATCAAGTCTTAACTTTTCAAGGTCACAGAAAGGATTACCTATGTGTTGGTCACTTTGGAATGCAATACCAATAAATTTATCATTATCAATGTTTCTCATGTGTATATCAGCCCATCGAGCATGTTCAACACCCTCTATTGCTTTTTTACATACCTTTTCTATGTTAGCCCATAAATCTTCGGGATTCGATGCTGCTTTCTTTAGATGCTCAACAACGAAATGTGGTTTATGGCTCTTGGTGATTGCCCCTCTTTGTCTTTGTAGTCTTACCTTATGTGTCCAAGCATTTACACTTATAGAAGGATTTTGTCTCCAAAGCCTTCTTGCTAACTCGGCATCCGAACCATCCCACTCTTTAGGAATCATATCATAATAATTAAAGGTATCATAACTAAACCATTCGGGATGTTTCTTTTTTGTTCTATTAATAAACTGACACCATGACTCAAGAGTAAATTCTTTGTCTGCCTTACTTTGCAGAATTTCTGCAAATCCTCTTACTACACCTTGCCATTCACCGAGATTGTCTTTTATCAATTTGAGTCTATCTGCCGTCTTCATGTTAATAGCACACACCATATACCATATAAATGTAATTATTTTGATGTTTCTGAAAGAATTAAGAAAAAAATAATCGTTGTACTAAGAGCCTGTTTTGTTTATTCTTTATTATTTCTTAAAGGTTGTAGTCAAAGATGCCAACCTATATTATTATAATAATAAAATATTAACTCTTAAGAAAGAAAAAAGAATTAGACCCATTTGTTTTCAGTAGAGTGTTTATTTCTTTTTTTATTTTTTCTAAGCCTCCGAAAGAATAGATAACCCACAACACACCAAAAGGTGATTTCTAATATAGCAAGAGCAATAATAGTAGGTGCGCCCAAATCTAAAATCTCCATGTGGTGCATACATAGTAATAATTATGAGTCATTAATATATGCTTTCCAATACAGACCTAACACAACCATACATTTAAGAAAGAAAGACATCCTAACATCCGTTATGAGGATTCCATTTATAGGACAAATCGGGGGAAAATCTAAAAAAGGGGTAGTAGCAAGTAAGCCTCTTGTTTATTCATACCCTGTCAAACATCAAAGCCCTTTTGCGCTTACTGCGGGTATGCAGGATATTGTTGAAGAAACAAATAAACTAAGAGATAACACTAACTTTGATAATGATTTTGAGTTATTCGACGAGATGCTTAAACTTGACCCCGAACTTAACGGCGCAGTACGAGCCGTTAGCCTAACTGCTAACAACTACAAGATTGATTACAGGGCAGCAAAGAATAAGAAAATAAGAGAAGCAATACGAATACTCACAGAAGAGACTCTTGACTTTGATGATTTTCTAATTAACTCCATGAGAAACCTAATGGTCTATGGAAATGATGTAAATAAGTATGTAGGCACATCAAGAAAGGGTCTTACAGACCTACAAAGCCTACCTGTAAAACAGATATTCATTATGGACTCAAGAGGAAATAACGAAACTGCCGACGAAGATAATCCAATTATAGTAGCAGAAAGATACATCTTGCGTAAAGGAGAACAGACCGAGCAAGAGTTTCCTGTAAAAGAGATACTACACATAAAGACTGACTATCGCAGTAATTGGTTTGAAGATGGCGATACTAAAATGACATACGGTATATGGGGCGCATCACGATTCACTTCACTAAAACAGGCTATACGAGCAAAATATAACAGTATGAACAATCGTATCGCTCTTGAGGATGCTATGACAAAGCAATACATTACTATTGACAAATCAGCAATAGACCACATACAAGACCCGAATGAGCAACAAGAAAGACTATCATTCATTATGAATCAAGTCGTTGATACTCTTGAGTCTCTAAGAGGAGACCAAACACCGATATTCCCCGACTATGTGACAATACAACACATAGACCAAAGAACCGCTATACCGGACACAACCTCATTCCTTGATAATGTCAATGCAGACATAGCCGCAGTCCTTCAAGTTCCAAGAGTAGCAGCAGGTCAAGAAAGAGGCTCAACCTTCGCTGCAACCTATACTGCAAGCACATGGTCTTCACAGGCTATACGAAGAATGCAAAGTATTCTTAATCAAGCAGTCAAGAAGGTATTTTCAAAACACCTTGAACTTCTAAAAATACAACATGAAATGAAAGACCTACCAAAGTTAGTTTTTGAGCCTATTGATGAAGAAACAAGACTCAATAAGATGCAAAGGGCAAATATCGGTTATTCAAACGGCATACTGACCCTTAATCAAGCACTTGAGATATTAGGTCAGCCCGAAGAAGAGGGAGGAGATGTAAGAAAACAAGGTGGTAAAGCAAACACAGGGGAACTTCCAAGAGAGAACTCTCAAGATGGGGCAAGTGATTTAAATGACGAATGATGCGGTGCAAAATCATAGGCTTGATAGCATTGAACGAAGACTTGACAAGCATGATGAAATGTTAGCAAGTCTTGTTGAATCGCAAGTTAGAACAGATGAACAATTTACTGTATTAGCGGAAACTCAAAAAGGCACTCAAGATATGATTAGCGATATAGGGAAATCTATCGTTAAGTGGTTAATGGGTGTAGGTTCAATAATAATTACGGCAGTTCTTGGCGGGCAGGTGATGATGTGAAAAAAAATAATAATAATAGTTTTAATGACAGAATGGTATCAAGCACAGTTAAACCAGCAATCTATCTTTGGTTGCTTGCTTGTGGTGCAGTAGTAGGTATGGGTATATGGAAACCCGATGTAGTTCTTGAAAACTTAGATGGTTTCATAGCACTTATCGCCATTATCGGTGGTGTCGCTGCCCCTGCTCTTTCAACGGTTCTCCGTATGTGGGAATCCGAACAGACTCAAGAGGTTGATAATATTCCAACTGAACTAAAGCATCAAAGAGAACTTAGAACTGCTATGGATGACCATACAATTGCTTTAGAAAAAGCATCTCAACAACATGAGAATGAAATGAAAACTTCTGCTCAACTACATGAACAAGAAATTGAAAAGATTAAACTTGACATGGCAGCAGAATTAAGACCCATTGTAAAGAAAAAGTGATGCTATATGGCTATGGAAGATTATCTATTCCGAACTCCGGAAGGGGCAAGAAAGAAATCGCAAGAAATAGGATTTGACGGAGAGATACATGAGTCCACATTAGCAGATGGAACTAAACTATATTCCCCTGCAAAAACGGAAGAAGAGTTTATCACATGGTATCGCAAGAATGACCCCGATGCAGAACAGGAGTTTAGTGCTTTACAATATGGAAAGCCGGGGAAAAACGACCCTCGTAAGACTCCTGCTAAACCAAGCGAGCGTAGAAAAGGCTCAAAGAAAAATAAAAAAGATTCTGCAAGCAAACCTAATAAGTCAATCAGCATGAGCAAAGAGACAGAAAATAAATTAAAATCAATGATGAGGGAACACAATGCAAAGGTCGCAAAAAAGAAAAAGGGTAGTAAAGCCTCATTGGGTCGCCTCAAGTCAGTTTTCCGTCGTGGTGCTGGTGCTTTTAGCCGTAGTCATGCACCCAATATGTCAAGAACAGGTTGGGGTATCGCAAGAGTCAAAGCATTCCTTTATCTTTTGCGAAATGGAAGGCCAAGCAACCCAAACTACAAGCAAGACAATGACTTATTGCCTAAATCACACCCAAGAGGCGCAAGTGAAGGAGAAGACTATGAAGATTGGGATAGTGAGGTCTTTCAAGGCGCAGAATACAAAGGTCGTAAAGTAAAACTCAATAAACCATTTAGAACTCCCAAAGAGAAAAAGAAGTTTGCAGTCTATGTGCAGAATGCAAGTGGTAAAGTAGTTATCGTTAGATTTGGCGACCCTAACATGGAAATCAAGCGTGATGACCCTAAGAGACGAAAAGCATTCCGTGACAGACATAATTGTGCAAGCAAGACAGATAAAACAACGGCTGGCTATTGGTCTTGTAAAATGTGGGAAAGAGGAAAGTCTGTGACAGATTATACAAGTAGCGAGTTTAATAAGACAGACGAAACCTTAGAAACAGACATGGGCGGTTGCGGTTGTGGTTGTAGTGGTAATTCTGTTGAAGCAGCAGAACCTACACCAAAAGACGATGAGACACACGATGAATACATGAGTCGTTGTCAAGAAATGGGATATTCAAGCGAAGAGTGCATGGAAGCACACAAAGGACACAGTTTCAAAGAAGAAGCATCATATCATACTGATAGTGGTTCTTGTAAAGAAGGATACGAAAAGAAAGATGGTATGTGTGTAAAAGTAGCATGGGTTCTTGATTTAGATATATCCGTTGATGAAACTATACTTGAAGCCTCAACGGGTAAAGAAGTCATTAGAATTAGTGGTATTGCATTCCATCAAGGGGTCAATAAGAACGGTTGGGAAATTACAAGAGCAGGTGCTAATGTAGCAGTTCCACAAATGATAGGTGCAGACCTAACACTAAATCACCCTCCTTCCGAAAATGGTAGATTCCGTAGAAACATGGATGGCGGAGTCAATGATGCCGTAGTAGGTATTGTGACAGAAGCACAGACAATTGACAAGACAGGCGGAGAATGGGAAGTTCGTTTTAAAGCAGATGTGTATAGAAGCGAATTGTTTGAAAGTCTTGAATCCGGACTATGGTTAAGAAAAGGCTATGGTGTCTCAATTGGTGGAACGGGTATTCCCGATGAAATGATTGAGGCAGAAGATGGAAAGACTATAATGGTATTTGAAAGTGATTTTGAGTTTGACCATTTGGCTATTGTTCACAAACCTGCATACGCTGGCGCAAAGATAGATGGAGTAGAAAGGGTAAAATTGGCTGAATCTTCCGAAGTCTTTAATAGGGATACCCATAATGGCTTAAATCAACAAAAGGTGAATATAATGTCCGAAGAAGAAATTATTGAAGTCGAAGCAACCGAAGAGGTAGTTGAGACCCCCGTTGCAGAAGAAGAGGTTGTTGAACCTAATCATTCCGCAGAACTTGAAGCACTAAAGGCTTCCCTTGCAGAAAAGGAAGCAGAACTAAACGCAATCAAAGCAGACGAAGAAGCAAAGGCAGAAGAAGCCCGTCTTTCTCTTGTTGAGAAAGCAACCGAACTTGGTATTGCTGGCGTAACTGATTTGCCTTCCGAGACAATCCAATCTATTATCGCTTCCTTTGAAGCAAAAATGCCTGTTGCAGAAGAAGTCGTTGAGATGAAACCTGTAATAGCAAGCGAATCCGCACCTGTTGAGAGCAAAGTTGCTTCAACAAGTGTAGTCTCAAATTGGTTAAACCAAAGAAGACTAAACACTCCCGAAGAAATATACGAAAAAGCATGGAATGTATGGGCTAAGTCGTGGAATCAATTTGAATCCACTCACAAAGCACCACTATATGCTGAAATAAAGGAGAAAATTTGAAGGTGATTTAATATGACTAATAAAGAAGAAGTAAGAAGCGCAATTTTGAAGACAGGAACTACTGTTGCTGGTGCAGGTTATCTGCTCACCAACGATAGCACAAATAACACACTTGACTTGGTTACATGGGGAGAGACCGTTCTTGGTGTCTCCGCAGACGAGTCCGAAAGAGATTCTTCGGGTCTTGTGACTGCCGCAGGTGCAAGAGTCGGTTTCCGACCTCTTGGTGGTGTAATGATGATAGCAGCAAAAGCAAGTCAAGCATTTACCACAGGATTACCTGTTTATGCTGACGATGGAGGACTTGTTGCTGATGGCGACGACTCCGGCAGTTCAACCGCAGGAAAAATTATTGGTATTTACATTGGTGAAGGAGTCGCTTCAACAACCGCAGGTGAATTAATCCCTGTAATGACAGGAGTTGGAACTGCTAACTAAGCAGTAATATAACATAGGAGATGAAAAATATGAATAACAGTTTGGAACAAATATTAACAGTAGAAGCAGCAACAGGCGCATTCGGACAAGCCGATGCAGTCCTTGAACAAACCCTAAGAGACTTTATCCAATTACAGTCCACTACTATCGCAGTAGGAACTCAATTGGTTGGTGTCCGAAAAGTAGGATGGTTAGAATACACATTCTACACAGGTGCAGAAGGAACATTTACTTATCCTCTTGCTGATAACGCAGTAACCGACCCAACAAAAGTCGGAACACTTAACTATTCAGTTCACTTGAAGAAAGGACAAGGCCGATGTATCTTCCTTGACTCTACACTACTTCGTGGAGAATCCTTTGAAAACATGGACAGACAACAATTGGCTATCGTTAGAAACATGGCTGATGTAATTGATGACCTAATCCTTGAGACTCTTATTGCTGGTGCAAATCAAACAGTAACAGTAGCAGGTGGTAGCGAATGGGATACCGCAAGCGGTGACGCAGAAGCAAACATCCTAAAGGCTATGGACTTGATTTTTGAGAATGGTCGTGTTTCCGGTAATGAGCCTCTTGCTCTTGTAGTTCCTGCAAAGCACAGAAATGTTCTATTGCAGACTACTCTATACGGAAATGTTGTTGAATCTCTTGAAGGTCACTTGAAGAGAATGGCTAACATTACTCTATACTACTCAAGAAACGCTCGTCTTGCTGATACCGCACTTCTATTAGTTCCGGGGTCGGAGACTGCGGAGTTCTTCCAATACAACGGTGATGGATTTAGAGAAACTGAATTGACTCGTATTCCGGGTGTCGGTTTCGATTGGATGCTAACAGGATACATGGGTTGCATTGTTCACGAAATGCAAGACGGGGCTACTGCTGGTGACGGCAAGAACAACCGAATTGCTAAGATTTCTAACATCTCCGCTTGAGGTTAGGCGGTGATTTAGTTGTCTAAAAAGTTCATAGAGTATGCAGAATCCAAAGGCGGTAAAGCCTTAAGTGATTCACAGAAAGAACTTGTGTCGAAAGAGACAAGTTATGCTGGTGTTAGGGTTTTGCTTGCGGAGTTTAAAAAACCCAAACCTTCTTCCACTAAGAAAACGACCCCTAAAAAAGAGGTAGTTAAGGATGAAGAGTAAGGCAGCAGTCGCAAAGGCTCTAAAAGATAAAGGTCTTCCTCTTCCCGAAGAAGATTCATACGATGCTATGATGCACCGTTTGAATACTTGGGAAGCATCAAGAGGATTTTTGTTTAGAAGAATAAAAACAAGATTCTATGCAAGACAACAATTACCTGTTGAAATTCCTTTAGGAACAGTTATTTTTGTTCCTGCAAGTGAGTTTGCTCGTAAGGTTATGAAAACAGGTGCTATGTTTCCATTAGGTCGTGCAGAATACGATTCAAAACTTCACACTCTTATTGATGTTCCTAAGACTGAAACTTACACAGAACCTAAAGCGGAAAAAAAAGTTACACCAAAAAAGAAATCAACACCTAAGAAGAAGTCAAGTAGTAAGAAGGTGAAAGAGAATGGCGGTAACGACAACTCAAATTAGAGACTTACTCAATAGGCCAAGAGGTCTAAATGAGGAGACTATTGCTGAATATCTCACTATGAGAACGCAAGAAGTCGCAAAAAAGGCTCGTTCTGCTTCTAAGTATGGTATTACAACAGGTGTTGAAGAAATAGAAAAAGAATCTGCGATTAAAATGTTAGTCGCAACAGATTGTTTGCGAGTTATGTTAGATACTATTCCTTCATATTTGCCCGATAACGAGCAAAGAAGCCACGATATAAGAGTAAGAGCGCAGTTAGCAAGGTTTGAACAAAGAGCAGATGAATTAATGTCTGCAATATCCGAGAAGGGTGGTAGTGCTTTTAGCGTTGGTAAAACCGATTCTCGGCAGGTGAACTAAATTGGCAGTTAAATTATGGGTTGCTTCCGGTGCTGGTAATGCAAGTACGGCAGGTAATTGGTTTCCAAGCGGTTCGCCCGGTGCTTTAGATATAGCAAGATTCGCTCTTAATGCTAATAATTGTAATTGGGATATTGCTTCTGTAAATGCTATTTCTATTGAAGCAACTTATACAGGAGAAATAACTTTTGCTACCAATGTATCAATAGCATCAAGTTTTACATTAGAAGCAGAAAACTGCATAACTGCGGGTTCTGCTAAATCATTAACCTTTACAGGAACGGCATTTTATAATACAAATCAAACTTATGTAAAGAATAATTGCACAGACCCCTTTGTTAATGCAGCAGGAAGGGCAAACTTAGAATATATATTTACAGGTAATGGTAGCACTCCGGTATTATTAGATACAGGAAAATACCCCCATGTAAGATATAATGGTAGTAAATTTTCACCAAAGTATGTATCAAATACTCTTAGCACAAATGCAAATAAAATATCTATGCAATCATTTACTTATGCGACTCCTTCTGCCGTTGGAAGTTATATACCTTCGCAAAATGATAGAGACCTTCGTTGGGAAATAGACGGTCAATACAATGCTTCTGCTGATAATTCTTTTCATATCCCTGCTACAAATACCGCAGAAGCATTTGATGGTGGTTATGGAACTTGGGATTTTCAAGCAGGTTTTAGATTCCCTACTTCTTCATCAAACCTTTATGGTGATTTTAATACAGTTGGACTTAGGTTCACATGGAGAAATGTAGAGTTATCTAATAGAGCAGGTCTTACTAATCCTAAAACAACACTACAAGGAACATTATATCTTGATAATCTAACAGTAAATAGTGGTATATGGTTTGGGAATAGACCAAGCGCAGGTGCTACTTTACTGACAATAAATAGACCAAAGATTAGAGGAACATTAGGTCTAAAGCAAGTAGCAGATGGTATGTATATTAGTGGAACTCCTAACTTAGATGTTGCCTATGGAGGAACAGGTCTAAATATGGTAATAAATGGTAGAATACCTTATGGTGATAGTGTTCAAAAATTGGCTACATCTTCGACTTTTACTTTTAGTGGTGGATTACTAAGTGCAGGTAATGGTATAACACTTAATCCTATTTCATCTCAACCTTCTGTAAGCAACACTTTATGGTTAAATAGCGGTGCTTCAAATGCCCTTTATCTTGATGGTTCAGCCGTAGGTGGGGGCGGAGGAGGAGGAGGTATGACCTCTTTTACTGTTGCAGGTTCAAGTGGCTCAAACCAAACAATCACTGACGGCAACACCTTAACAATTGCTCAAGGAACGGGTATTACATCGGTAGCAAGCGCAACAGATACTATAACTATTGGTTGTGATTTAGAAGGCACAGAATTAAAATCAACAGGTGAGACAGGTGGCACTAAATTTTTAAGAGAAGATGGTGACGGCACTTGTTCTTGGCAAACAGTAAGTGGAGGCTCTACGCAGAATCTCTTTGAGACAATAGCAGTAGCAGGACAAACTAATGTAGTAGCAGATTCGGCTACTGATACACTTACTTTTGCTGCGGGTAGCAATATGACTATTACTACTAATGCTTCTACTGATACAATTACATTTGCATCAAGTGGTGGTGGTGGTGGTGGGGGTGGCTATCCATTATTCAAGCACGATGAGCAACCTTCGGCTAATAATTTTTCTCCATTTAGAAAACTACAAGATGGCGATACAATAGAAATAGGAGTATCAACGGGTGGAACTCATGATAAAGATGTATCAGTATTTACTCCCAAAACAACAAATGACTCGTCGCCAGCCACAGATGTTATTACTGCGAATAGAATAGGTGCAGTAGGAACAAATACAGGCCGTGAATACATCTTTTACGGACAAGTGGGGAATTATGAATTTACAAATATAACAAAATACAAATTAGATATGACGAGTAATATGGGCGGTGTTGCGACATATTTTGTTAGAAGTATGAGTGTTGTTAATGCAGGTGGTGGAGGTATTACTCCTGTTAGTAGTGAAATTATAATTATTGGGTTAGAAAATGTAAGTAATGTTAGAGTATTAGATGCCGGAGTTCACGATATATTACCTCTTGATTTATCACAAGAAGAACCCGAAGTTCCCGACGAAGGGGAAGATGGCGACCCTTGCAGACTATTGTTAATCTGCGACCATCAAGTGCATTTAATTCAAAATCCAATCACTAAAGAGCCACAATTGATTCCTAACTACGGCTTTACCACTAAAGACATAACAGGTGGAGGCAAGATGGGCGGAGGTAGATAAAATGACGAGATGTAATTATTTAGATGCTTGGTTTGATGCCAAGTCAAAAGAAATTGATGAAGACGAAAAGAAAACAAAGAAAGATTTTGTAACAGGTGATAAGAAATGATGAAAGGAAAAGTAGTTTATATTCCCCCCGAAAGATGCTATACGAATGTAAAGATTGAAGAGACACCACACGGCTACCGTCTATATAGGATAGGCGAAAGCAAGCCATTTATGAGTCTCCCATTTTCGTGCATTAAAAGTATAGAATACAAGGAGGAGTGAAAAATATGGAAACAGAAATAATAATATTAGGAATAGGGATAGCCGTTGTTGCGATTGAAAGAGGATATAAGTTTTACAAAAAGGCTATGGCCGATGGTAAAATTAGTCTTGATGAAGTCATTGAAGCGGTAGATATGCTAAAGGATTTACCGAGCATATCCGAAGTAAAAAAGATGAAGAAAGCAGACCTTGTTGCTCTATGTGAAGAACATGGGATTGACTCTAAAGGAGTTAAGGCTGACTTAATCGCAAGACTTGAGGAAGTGATTGAGTAATGGTATCATATTGTTCTGCTGCCGATGTGGGTCAAAGACTTGGTCTTGATAGCGCGCAGCGTAGCAGGGCAGAAAGTAGAATCAATAGTTGTATTAGAAGGGCAGGTGTAAAAATAGACCAATGCTTTCTTGACTATGGTAGAGATGAACCACATAAAGGATTAATAAATATCGTTACGCATGACCCCATTTCTGCTAACTCAACCACTATTGTACTACCAACGGCAGTTCCCTTTTCAACATCGGGTTCGGGAAATATTGATGGAGATTCCTTTTCGTGGACAGGCAAAACATCAATAAATCTTACAGGTTGCACAGGAATTTCATTTGACCATGCAGTAGGAGTTATAGTCCAAGAAGGACAAATGGCTCATGCTCTAAGAGAGTTATGTGCTGATATAGCAAGCGGTCTTTATCTTGAAGACGAATCAACACATCAAACTACCGACGATATACGAGGAAAGAATCTTCGTATGCGTGGGTATGCAGAACTACAAAGACTTGCTCATTTGGGTAAGGCTTGATAGTATGGTTCGCGCAACATTTAGGTATGGCAAAGGTGGCGCACAGGGGAATGTTCCTCGCAAAGGAATGCGGGGTTCTTCCGGTGGTGCTATTCAAGGTCAGTATCGTATAGATTGGGATGACCACGAATTGCGAGTAGCCCTTGATAAATTAGGTCTTAATGGAGATGCTATTCTTAAACAGGCTCTTGTTAAAAGAGTGGATGCTGCAATTAAAGAAACGCAAATGAAACTAAAAAGAATGGCAGGTGCTTTAGCAGGTGTTAGGATTCCTCCTCCTCCAACATCATCAAGAAATATCTATACAAAAGTAGCAGACCATTTAAATTATGATACTATTGCCGGAAGCACATTTATTCGTGTCTATGCAGCAGAAGAAATGCGAATGGCAAGATTTGGTGTTCGTGGTAGTCGTGGTGGAGAAATCGCAAAAATAGTAGCAGGTGGTATGAAACCATTTACTTACTCCCCATTTTTACCTGCTATGGTAAGGTCTTCTACCGGATGGTTTTCAAAAACAGGTAGAGGATTTGATTATGCAGTAGGCTTAAGGAAAAACAAAACACATCCGGGCTTTAAAAGAACTTATGATTTTATGCTAAATATAGAAAATCATGTAGTAAAAGAATTTGAAAAAGATAAAGAATTAATAAAAGAGAATTTAGCAAGATTCGCAGGATTAGGATATGGTAGGGTATAGATATGGCAATAGCAAAGAATAATCATTTTTGGACTTCAAGACTTGGGGGTAATGACCCTACATCTCCCGTAGGTAATAACAATACTGCATGGACTTTACATGCGGGTAGTTCTTCAAACGGTTCAGTTTCGGGTAATGCTTGGGAAATTGACGGCGAAGGAACGGCAGGGCAAATATGGAAGCAGACAGTAGCAGATGATGAAAATGATTTAACTATAATTGCTGGAATATCCTATGATGTTACCAATCCTCCCGATGGTTCAAGTGATATACTAACATTAGATAACGGAAGCCATCAAGCAAATGTTAGAGTTAATCCTTCTACCAGCACATTAACTCTTGTTGGAACTGCCCCAAGTGGTAGTAAAACAACAGGAGATTTAGATTTAAAAATGCTGGAATTTAATGCCGTTCCTTGTCTTCTTCGTCTTACTCTTAATAGTAGCGGAATAGCAAGATTATATGTAAGAGAGATAGTAGAAGACGATGATGCAAATACACACTACTTAGAAGTCAATTGTCCTGTTTCGGCAAATCAAGGGGCTTTTTTTGGTAATCAAAGCGGAAAAATAAATTGGTATTCAGTTTATTATACTCCTTATGGCGCATACTCCCCCGATGAAATGGATATGTCCGACTTTACTACTAATAGCCTAATTAGAACAGGTATTAACATTGTAAATATACTAAAGAAATCAAGAAGATTTTTTATCAAGACTCATGTAGGAGAAGGAGGAATAGTCTATGGTTATGACCTATCTTCTAATGCTATGACTAATCGTATTCATCCACCATCTATCCATGTAATTACACAGAAGATAGAAAGTCCGGAGTTCTTAACTCTAAGTGGAACAAGAACAGACCAACAATACAATGTAATAGTATATGTAACCACAAAAGGAACTGATTACAAAAATGCTTATCGCTTAGGTCTATCTATAATGGGCGAAATCTTTGATGAACTATATACTAAGACAGGTTTAGAAGATGGTGTTGATTCCCTTATAGGCCACACTACAACATTAGACCATAAGATTGATGATGATGAAGTTGTGTGTGTTCATACTCTAACACTAACTTATATGAAAAAGATTCGCATGTTCTTAAGAGAAGTGTGAGAAGCCTTTATTAGTTATAATATTCATGTCTTAGAACATGGCAGTAGGACACCATACAAGATATGTCTCAATCGCAAAAGAAGCAACCTACAATTCTCCCGAATTAACGGCAGATGCAGTAGGCGAAGTTGAAAGCGAAACAATGCAACAGACATACGATATACTAAAAAGAAGTGATATGAACTACTATGGTAGTGCAAAAGCAGTAACAAGCAAACTAATGTCAAGTGGCGCAGTAACAATGGCACTACAACCCGATGCTTTTACTCTTATGTGTCTTCACGGAATAACAGGCGTTGATAGTGGTTCTGCTGCTGATGATGCAAGAGTATTTACTGAAATAGGGGTAGGTGCAACAGATACCCTCCCTTCCTATACAGTAATGTGTGGAAGAGATGAATCCGAGCATGTTTTCTCCGGTCAAGTAATTGATTCTATTAGCGTATCTTCAAGTATTGGAGAGTATGCTATGCTTACAGTTAATTTTACAGGCGCAAAACAAAATGATGATAACGGGGCTTTGCATACTACTCTTCCTGCTTATACAGGAGATGCAGCACACTTCTCAAAGGCTTATGTTAATTTTGAAGCAGGAGTAAATACAAGCGATTTCTCTCCTCATGTTCAAAGTATTGACTTTGAGATTAGAACAAACAGGGATTTGGATAATACTTATTCTCTAAGTAGTGATACTTGCATTCGCAAACCACCTGTTACTACAAGAGAAATAACAGGAAGCATTACTTTCCATAAGAGTCTTGTAGCATCAATATCAAGTGATGTAGCAAAGAATGAACCTAACATTAATGATTTAATGTCCGGTGCTAATGCTTTGAAAAATGGTTCTATTGCTGCGCCCGCACTTTCAGCATTATTTTATGTTGATGCTGATAATTACATACAATTTGAGTTTCCTAAAGTAATTTATGAAATGCCGGAAACAAGCGTAAGTGGTAGAGATTCACAGACTATGACTGTGAACTTCCATGCTCTTTATGATTTGGCAGATGCAAATAGCATGATGCAGATTCGTTGTAAAACAAGCGATACTACCGTAGCAGACTATGATGCACTTTGATGGGGGTTCTTAGATGAGCCATACCATCACCGACCCTGCGAAACTAACTACTACGGTAGTTGTTGGAACGCAAGCCACAATTCATACACTTATACAAACTGCGCTAAGAGCATTAGCAGCAGGAGATAAGATTGTTGATATTAGCATAAATAGAAAGAGCGTTGGTAATAATTTTATAGGAATTATTACTTATGAAGACCAATGAGATGAGATTCCATGAGATACAACAGTAGTGTAGTATCTCTTTGGAACGAGTCAATGACTCGTATAGTAATAGAAAAGGAAAGTGAAAAGAATGCCAGTATTGAAGAAAGAAATTGAATTAGATAACGGAAAGAAAATTTGGGTTAGACAAGCATCCGGAATGGATAAACTTGCGATTGAAAAAATACAAGCCGGAGTTCTGCGAAAGTGCAGACACTTTGGTACAAACCCTACTGATTGGTCGGAAGAACAACAACAAGAGTTTGCAGATATGCTTGATAGCGAAGGCGCAGGTATAGATAGCCAAATCTCCAATTGGATTCCAAAATGTGTCATTGATAAAGAAATTGACATTAATGTTTTAACAAGCGAGGAACTAAGAACAATATTAAATTTCGTTAGAGGAGACGACATAGAGGGTGCTTGCCCTTTGGATTAATCTCCCAAGTCGCACCAAGTTTATGTTCAGCATTTAAGGGAGTATTACCAAGCGATTTATTTGACAAATATAACTGCAAAGGAGGATTGATGAAGTTAGAATTTGACATGATTATTGCATCGGAAATGGCTGAAAGAATAAGCGAGCAATATGATGAAGCAAAGGGTCAAGCAGGAAGTCGCCAAGCGAAGAAAGCAGTTGCCCGAAGAAATCAAAAGAGAAGTACATCAATAAGAGACCAAGCGGAAGTAGCAAATAAGTTAAATGGTTGGTTGAAAAATGGCTAAGTCGGGTGCAGCAAGAGTATATTTCGATGTAATCGGTAGATTTTCAGCCGATAGAATCTTAGGTGATACTCAAACGGCAGCAACAATTCAAAAGGCTATTCTTATTGATACATTAGGAGGTATTAATGACTCCTTTATGGAGACTACTAATCAAATCCTAATGGGTGTAGCATCAATGACTGATGCCTTCTTTGAGTTTGAGCAACAGTTTGTTAGAGTTCGTAAATTTTACAATAGCGAATCGGTTGATGAAGTAAATAGATTTGCAGAAGCCGCAGTAAAAATGGGTGAAGGCTTTGCCTTTACAGGTGCAGAAGCACTTGCCGCATCAGCAAGAACGGCTCAATTAAAGGGTGTCTTAGGACAACAAGAAGCAGTTATTGAAGCAGCAAGAGCAGGTCTGTTAATGGCACAGATTGGTGAGATGGAAACCGAAGAAGGAATGAATCGTTTTATCCAATTGGCGCAACAGACACAATTCCTATATGGTGGAATGACTAAGGCTCAATACGATGCTCTCGATGCAGCAAAACAAGCAAATGTAGTAAGAGAATCTTCTATACATACTCTCAATCAATTGAATACAATTGAAAACTCTTCTGTTGCTACAATGGAAGATATTACTTTCTTTCTTAACCAATTCGCAAGTCAAGCGGATATCGCAGGTGAAAGCATTGGTGAAATGGCTGCTATGTCTGCTTTGCTACTTGAGACAGGTGAAGAAGTAAGCAGGGCAGGAACAGGTCTGCGTATGATTTACCAGCGTCTCGGAAACGCAAGTAATAACGCAACACAAGCAATCGCAGAATTAGTTGATGGTGTTGATTCTCAAGGCGTAGCACAAATGAAACTAACAGATGTTCTAACTGCAATCGCACCTGCTTATGCAAATATGAATAGCGAGCAGAAAAGAGCATTAGCGGTAAATATTGCAGGTTCAAGACATTATATTAAATTCCTAAAGTTAATGGAAAATCAACAAAGGCTTACAGAATTGCAGACTATTGCATTTGAATCGCAATTCCCTGCTATTGAAGAGTTTGAAAATAAACAGAAGTCTGCTGCATTTAAGATAGACTCTATGAATGCTAAGTTAGAAAACCAAAGAGTAGAGTTAGGTGAAAAATTAGCACCTGCATTTATGTCAGCAGCAAGGGCTGAATCATTTTTCTTAGATAGATTAGAAGACATTATAGGCGCACAGGTTCGTGGACAAGAAGTGTTTTTGCCATTTGTAGGTAGTGTTATAGGTCTTGGTAATGCGTATCAAAAGATTCTACAACCTACTATGGATTTAGGTCTAAACATAATGGGTATGGTTATTGCTTTTAAGACATTACATGCTATTCAGCCTAAAAATATTGCAGATGTAAAAGAGAGTGTAAAATCTTATCAAGCCATGAGAGAGGCCGCAATTTTACAAAATGCCGTATTAAAAATGAATAAAAGCGAGACATTAGCATCCACTCAAGTTACTTTAACGGGTCTAAATAAAGTCCAACATTCTTATCAAATGACTGCGGTAGCAGCAAGAAAGAAGGCACAAGTAGAAAAATCAGCATTAGAACAAAAAAGAGTAGCATTACAGGTTGAAATTGAAGCAACAAGAATAGAGTTAGCAGGTGCAAAAGGTAAAAAACAAACTGCTGCAATAACCTCAAAATTAACTTCTCTTGAAAAAAAGTTAGGTGAGGGAAAAAGAAGTATAAATTATCAAATAACTGCAAATATGAATTTAACTAAGCAGTTAAATGCAGAAACCGCATTTAAAAGTAAATTAACTGCAAATCTAAATAAAGATAGACAATTGGCTAATGAAATAGGGGCAAGGTCAATTGAACAATTACAACAAAGCGTAAAGCAACAACGAAGTATAACAGGAACAATAAAACATTTAAATGATTTAAGGTCTTCGGAAATAGTTTTAGCAAGGGCATTAGACCCTATCGTAAAGGAAGGTCTAATGACAAAACAAGCAGAACTAAAAACAAGTATAGAATCAGCGCGTCAAATAGACATGCAACTTAATCAAGCAGAAGCGGTTGCTATCTCTAATAAAAAGGAGACTGCTACTATAAGAGATAAAATAGTAACAAATGAAGAACATATAAATCAATTAGTTGAAGAAGAAATAAGAGTCGCTGCGCTTATTGTAGCAGACGACCAAGCAATCTTGAGACAAAAAAGAAGCATTCAAGGAAATGCTCAAGAAGCCATGAGTTTCAAAAAAGTAGGCGAAGCCATAAAAAGTAAAGAGTTTGCTCAAGGTATGCTTAATGGTGCTTTGCTAACATCAATGCTAATTCTTCCAAGTGTTGTTGATGAAAACAAACAAATGTCTGCCATAATGTATGGTATGGCTTTAACTACAATCCCAATGTTAGTAAAGTCATTTAAAACTCTTCAAACTGCAATCAAGGCTACTGCAAGAGAAGGCGTTATAATGTCGGGAATGATGAGTGGTGGTCTTGCTTCTTTTGCTATGTTACTTGGTGGTGTTGCTGCCTATGCAGGTTTTGAGTTATTCGACAGTATATTTGGAGAAAACTTTGAGACAGATATTGATAATTTAGAAACTATGAATAGTGAATTAGATAGAACTTCACAGATTCTTGCAGACTTACAAGGTGCTGCTGGTGCTACCGCTATAAATGAAGGATTATTTGGTAGTCTTTCTTATGATGATTTAAAGCAAGATGCTGAACTTACAGATTCTACATTAGCAAGCCTACAAGAAAGAATAGGTTTAATCAATAAAGATATAGAAACGGCAACAACCGCAGGAGATATAGAGTTAGTAAGAGGATTAGAACAACAGGTTAGTAGGCTTGGGGTTATAGAAGAAAAATTACTTGCTATTGACGATGCTCAATACTTAGTAAATCAAGGCGCACAAGAAATGGATGAGGCTTACGCAAACATATATAGACCTAAAGCAGATGGTTTTACAGGTATATTTAGTGATGATGCACCTTTAGTTAGAGCAGGGGTTATTGAAAACAGACAATATGGAGTAGTCGGTAGGAAAAATGGAGAATATTTTTCTGAACAATTTGGTAAAGGTGCAGACGGAAAGGCCGCAGCAGAACAGTTTATTGCAGATTTTGAAGGGAATGATTCTTATGATGATATTAATATAACATTTATGCAAGATTATTATAGTAATTTACTTAGCGTTCAAGAAGATGGGGTAGATGCACTAATCGCAAATGAAAGATACTTATATGATAGTATTTTAGAGCAACAAAATGAATTTGCTAATGCAAGAGAAGAATTATTCTTTGGTGAAAGAGCAAACTTTACAGGTCAAATTTACAAGCAAGTAGTTCAAGGTGGCGTAGAAAGTCTGCTACATAAAGTTGAACTTGTGCAACATAATGTATTTAATGGAATGACTCTTCCCGAAATGGTTGATGCCGTTTCGCAAGGAGTAATGCAAGAGTTAAGAGACCAAAATTTGATAAGTTAGAGAATAGTATTAGGATAGTGAATTAATGAAGACAGTTGGAACAAAATATAATTATTGGTTGTCCGGATATTACGACGATTTTAACTCTTGTAGATTAGTTGCAGATGATTTAAATCCTGCATCGTATAGAGATTTAGACCATACTTTATCCCATCATGGTTCTTCTATTGGTAATGTATCTTTTATTCCAAGATTTTATTACTCTTATGCAGATAGACTACGACAAGAATATTTAGGTAGTCTTCATACTACTTACTCAACAGAACAAGAATTATATTTAACTTCATTTCAGTCTTTAGCAGGAGATAACCTAAAAACAAATGCAGGTTTCCATGAAGCACTTACATTAAATCCAAGAGAAGCAGAATCAAATTTATATCAAAATAGAATGCACTTAGAAGTTCCTAATTCTATAATCGCAAATAGACAGAAATACAATGGTGAAGCAACAGACCATAACTACCTTGCATTTCGGAACGGACATGAAACGGCAGGAATATATTATGTTCCTATGGGTATTATGGATATGTCTTATGGTTCTGCACCTGTAAGCATGTATGATATAACCGCAGGAGTTACTTCACAAGCAAGCCCAAGTGCCGGAAACCCAATACCCTTTTTCCATAAAGGACTTACTAATACTTCGGGAAGTCATGATACTCCCGATAAGACATTAGTAATGGCTTCATTTGCTGGTGCTTATTATCATTCTGCATTCGCAAGACAAACTCCCACAGTATCATATTCACTTTCGCAATCGCATGAAATAACAAGTCCTTCCGGACAAAACTTTTTTGTTCATAATGTATTTATTGAACCCGAACAAACCGCTTCTTCGGGAACTCATAGAGTAATTAATTACACAGGTAAGTTGCGATTTAAAGGTATAGGTGAGACATTTAACTTGCGATTAATGTGCGACCCACATTCAAATCATACTCCAAAATATACACTTAAATTAGGTTATCCTAATCCTTATGTAAAAGCAAACAATACTTGGTCTTCTGTAACATCTCTTGTTACAGTTGATATTGATTTAGCACATGCCTCTTTGCAGAAAGCAAAAGGTTCTATTACCAAAGATTCTTTTGGCACTCCTGCTAATCTAAATCAAACAAAAGTAGGAGATTGGGTTGATGTTCAAGTAGTAATGGATTTTGCTGGTAACACATGGAAGGCTTATGCTGATGGTAATACTACTCCTTTTAATAATGGTTCTTTTGGAACAACATTTAGTGCAGCGACTATGGGTGGCCTTAATGGTTGGTCTTTAGATTTGCATTATACAAAAGGTAGTGATGATTACATAAACCATACTACTCTTATTGATAGAGCAGGTATGGCTATTCCTCTTACAAATAAATTTAATGGTGATTTAAATTCTTTACCTCCTGTTAATAAAATGACAATGAATTTAGGTGCTAATTCCACAAGCACATGCTCTATTGATATATTAGATGATAATAGCGCATTTACTCTTACTCCTCTTACTTCTACCGCAGAAGATTGGAGGCTATTAGTATTTCAAGAAAACGAAGATAGACCTCTATGGTGGGGCTTTATTGAAAACATTACACATAAACAAAGTGTTTATGATAATTCTATGACAACAACAATTAGTGCTTCGGATTCTTTAAGTGTATTTAATAGATTGCTTCCTATTTGGGAAGTAGGTCAAGGTGCATTCCAATCCCTTAACAACCATTTATCTATGTCTGCTTCTACTGCTAAAAAATACGATGAGACATTTGCACTACATCAAAAAATGGACTTTGGTTCTGTTGATTTGCAGATGCTTGATTCTAATATAGGATTTGGTGTTTTTAATACAAGAGGAAGGCTTCTTAATTATAATAATGTTGCTAATAGTAAAATGAGTTTATACTCCGGAACTGCTATACAGATGTATATTAATGAAGACGAAGATGGCGCAAACTCCGTTGAAAAAGAATGGGCTGGATTAAATGCAGCGAATTGGGGAATGTTTGATATTTATTCTATGTATAGAGAAGCAAATAAACTATTTGTAATTATAGAAAGAGATACAAGATTTACTATTGATACTTCCGGAACTACTCATTATCGTGCGTTAGCAGTAGGTGATAGGGTGTCTCTAAAAGGAACATTAACTAATGACGCTGATAACCTTATTATTTCTGCGATAACATATAAGCAACATCAAGGCGGAACTGATAACAGGTATGTAGCCTTTGAATTGGCAGTAACAGGAACACAAGCAAGCGATAATCTACAAATTACTTTTAATATAGTAAATCACATACAAAGTTATAACATGAATATGTTTGGCAACGAATTATTAGAATTTATTGTTAATACTCCTTCTCCACATAATTTAAGCATAGGAGATGAATTTGTAGGTTTTTCCGGTGCAGACCATCCATTCGCAGGAGAAGTATTTACTGTAATAGGAGTTCCTTCGGCAGGAACAGTTTATGCTGAAACAACAAAAAAAACAGGTCTTGCTAATTTTACTGCTTCTGCTGCCACAGAAGAACTGCATGTGTATAGACAAAGAGATATTAATTCGCATAATGATAAAAGAAGAGTAATAACTCCTGCCGTTATACATCAAACTCCAAGTGGTGCTACTACCGATACTGCTAATGCTGAAATGGTAAGAGTGGGCTTAGACCCTGTAATACATAGTCGAATACACGCAAGATGGATGCGAGACTTGCCTTTATCTACTTGGTTTAAAGCACAGTTTGGTATTATAGATGCAGAACCATATACAAGAGCAGGTGTAGGTAGTATTACAGAACATCCCTTTACTTCAACACAAGCAACGGCAAATGGTTGGGCTACATCAACAGGTAGAACAAGTGCTAAATTAACTGCTGATATTGCCGCAGGTGCTATTTCAATAACAATTAAAGACCCTGCTATTTGGTATCATGCTACCATGAATAAATTAGATGAATTTATTTTAGATTTAATAGATAACTCAACAGGAGAACATGATTTTGCGATTGGTAGTTTATTATCAATACAAAATGAAGTTCCTATTGATTGGGAAGGAGACGGAACTTGGGATTTTGGAAGCGCACATGGTCTTGCAGAAGGAGACATTATAGCAATTTGTGGTTTTAAATCAAATTCTGCATTAAATGGAGTCCACATGGTAAAAGAAATATCAACATCAACGGGTTCATCATTATCAGCAAATCACATTAAGACATGGAAAATTAACAAGTATGTTCCTACAAGAAACTCTTTTGCGTTTTTACAGGCTAAGTATCAACAAGGGTCGGGTTGGAATGATGGAACGGCAAGACACAATCAAGACCCCGATGCAGTTAATTGGAGTCTTGAAGCAACAGATGTTAATACTAACTGTGGGTGGGATGGTTCTTTCCCTTCTGCTGAAACAGGAGGAAAGGCAGCACATGGTATTGTAACTATTGGTGGAGTAAAAGGAGTAAAAAGAGAATGGAAAATAAATGATACTATTCTTGGTTTGCGAAAAGTAGATGAGTCTAATGGCTACAAACATATATTCCTATCTTGGGCTGATATGCGAAACGATGGTAATGCAGATGCAGACGGAGGACACAGAAAAACAACTTATGGTCTAAATTTACCTACTACGCAGAACTACGAATTACTACTTACATTTGCAGACCAATTTGATAATGAAGGACAACCCGATGTATTTACAGACTTAAAAATAGGCGCAGATGCAGATATTTGGGATATTGATTCTACCGTTGAGCCTTATAGTGGCGGTGCTTGGTCTGCTTTAGATGGCGCAAGCAACGATGAACCATACGATACAAGATACCACAATTGGCAAAACAAAGGTGGTGCAATAGCACTTGTTGATGTGAGCAGATTTTGGAATTTAAACACTATGGCTTGTGGAGGAAGGCCGGGTTATTCAGCAGGTGGCCTTGTAGATTTTGGAGATTACAATGTAGCAACATTCGGATTCCCATACCTTATTGATTCTTATTGGAAAGAGGCTACTGCATCTTATAAAAATTCGGGAAGTCCTATCCAAAAACATAAAAACTCTTTGAATTTTATTAATGACGGAACTAAATTAAAAAGTAATCTTGTAGTAGGAGATACTACATTAGCACTAAAGGATATAACAGAATTTGATACTTCCGGATATGGAGTAATAATGTGCGAGAAGGGTAGTAATAATACCGCAGAAAAAACTGCATACTACTATGCTTGGACAGGAAAAGGAACTGCTACCATAAATGGAACTGTTGTTGATACTCTAACAGGTGTATATCTTACATCTTATTCAGTAGTTACGCATCCTCAACATGCAATAGACCAATTAAAAGCAGATGTAACGGCAGGTGCAACAGGAAGTAGTGTTGCGATTGGTAGCAACGAAGACTTACTATCCGATGATAAATTAGATACTAATTTTGATAAAGTCACTGTCTATAATACTACTGCTGCTCTATATGGTCTGCGATTAAACTTAAACATAGTAGGTAAAATTACTTCTGCTAATTGCGGAACATTTACTGCTGATGAGAAGATTTCATTTATTCAAAATAATGCAATTCACGAATCTTGGTTAAATAATTCTTCCCTTCCTGCAATTAGTGATATTAACAATGTTCCTATATTGAGAGATAATTCTTCGGACACTTTCGGATGTTCTATTGATGCAAAGACAAAAACCATCTATGATATTCTTGATAGTATGAGTAGCAAAGAAGGAGTAGGTATTGCTGGTAATACTAAAAGATTGACTTTCCAAATGGGAAGAGATAACAGATTAGAGTTTAGAGAAATATATGATTTGGGCGTTACTTTAAATCGTGACAATTTAAAAACATCAAATCTTAGAACAGAAGGATTTTCGCAAATAACAAATGTAAGAGTATATTATAATGGTAATAGTTCATTTGTTGATTTCCCAACACCAAGCGAAAATACAGATATAAGATGGAAAACTTTAGCATTCCCCGAAGTTATGAATAGAGGAGAAGCAGAAGCATTAGCAAAACAAGAATTTGATAGAGAAACCGAATCAAAAATTAGTATTGAAGCAGAAATGCTAAGAGATGCTAATAATAATCACAAGATGCTTAGTGGTAGAAGAGGATATATCGCAGATGTGTTTAGAAAAAGATTGAATACATCATCAACCTCAATATCGCACACGCAACCCGAAACCTGTTGGTGGTCTAATAAAAACGGAGTTAGTCCTTTCTTTGGAATACAAAATGGACTACACAAAATAGGTAAAAGTAAAGCCACACATACCTTTGACAAAACCAATCCCCATACATCAACCTCACAAGTTGCTCATCCGGTTGTAGGTAATGAAGCACATCCGGAAACTTTCGGGGTGGAAGGATTATCTTTGTTTAAAACAGATGGTGGCGTATTTAATCCAAGTGGCAGTAATACATTTGCTAATCCTCCACTAACTGCTTTTGGTATTGCAGGGCAAGTAATAATAACTACTGCTTCTACAACATTTAGATTTGACTATAATGGTAATACAGGAACTAATGTCACCTATTCTACCGCAGGATATTATAATTTACCATGTCAAATAGGAAGCACAGGAAACTACTATAATTTTAGAATATACTATGATGGAACTTCTTTTTCCTCCGGAGTTCATACCATTAATTTTTCTTTTGCCGAACAACATCTAAAAAATGAAGCCTATTATTTCTATGGGGCAAATAGCCTGTCAAATGCTCTACAAGTAGTGCATGTTAGTGCAGGAACTAACAAAGTAAGTGCTACTACCGGAGAAAAGTTGCGATTAGCAATTGGATTATTTTCGGGAACGAATAGCACAGATGTAAAATTCCAATTGTATTTAATGGATTGCGATTTTAATACAACCGCTACTTCATCTAATTTCCCTCCGGATAATACAGTAACAAATACACTAAACTCAACATATAGAAAGGATATTACGATAGACGGAAATGGATATTACACAATGGATATACCATCGAGTTATGATGGTAATGCTCGCAAAATAATATTTTCAGTTAATTATGATTATCTGTGCGCGCTTATTAAAGAAAGATGCGGTGATGTAGTAGCCTTTGGACAATCATCAATGGCTAATGGGAAGATAGGTCTTGGGTCATTAGGATTATCCACTTCTGCTGATTCCATATTCCCATTAGGAATGAGAGAATATCCGGAGATGGGTGCTTTAGCAAAGGAACACGCTGCTTATTACGCACCAAGAATAAACATAGTTGATGATTTTGCTTATATTCCTGCTACAAGCCTAACATATACAGATGCTAATATTGACATAAGTAATGAGAGGATGATAATAAAGAGAATAGGTTGGCAACAAACAGAAAGGAATGTGGAACAAGTAAAATTAGGTCTTGAAAAATTATCAACCCATTCTCGATACAATTTCGCAAGAGCATTTAAAGAGAGAACAGGAGGAGGCGGAGGCGGAGGAGATAAAGCAAAAGCAAAACCCGCAAGACCAAGACCACCTTCGCTAAGACCACCACCCGCCAAGTTCGGAGGTTCGGGAGATAATGATGGAAGAAAGGTAATGATGAGTCGTCATGTGGATGGTGGAGACCCATCTTCGCAAGGTATGGGTTATGCTGGTATGACTTCTAATGATATATCGCAAAGCCTACTAAATAGAATCAAAGGTAAATCCGATTTCAACAATGACATAGGTTCAAGTGGCGGAACATGGGGCATTCTCGGTATGAAGAAGACAGGTAATCAATCCTCCTTCGATAGAGCAGTTGATGGTGTTGATGTTATCAGTTCACCTACAACCGGAGTAGCAATCGCAACATCCGAAGGATTCTGTATGTCCGGTATAGAAAACCCTCTTGACTCCGGTTCGGGGCAGAATGAGCAACATACTTATTCCATGTCTTTGCGAGTTCCTAATGATTCGGCAGGGGGATTATTTTCTCTTGAGTCAATAGTATCAACAGATACCTCAACCAATATAGAACTAACAATGACTGCTACTTGCATTGAAACTAACAAGAGCGTTAGCACAACAAAAGTCCTTACAGGCTCTAAAAACAGGGAGAAGATACTCTTGATGCCCACTACCCTCATTGAGGGTCTTAGCACCGCAGGAAACACCCTTAAAATAGACATAACAAGGAAACCTAATCAAGGTAATGACAATGCGCCTTATGATTCCCTAATCATTCACAATACTTCCGTGAATCTAAGAAGATTGAATAAACCTAATGTTGCCGAAAGTGATAACTTCCGACCTTACTAATTGGTGAGGCGAGGTAACACAGGAGGAGTTTATGCAAATGAAGAATGAGAACCATAAGAGGGTTGTGTTACCTGCCTCAATCTAAACACGGTTGGTTGTATTTATAAATCCTTCCATGTGGTTCTCAATTCTTTTATCCTTCTTGCGGTGACTCTACCTACTCCTCTAATAGCCATCAAGTCTTTGATTCTAACCTTTGTCTTGAGTAAGTTAGGTATGCTACCGAACTTATTGAGTAATGATGTTGCTATTTCTTCTGTTATTCCTTGAACTCCCATTAGAGCAAGCAATCTTGGGTCAGTAGGCAAAGTCTTAGTTCTCTTAGCAACAGTCAATGTCTTACCTATTTGTTTTTTCAAGTGCGATACTTGTAGCCACTCAACGAAATCTTCCATATTTACGAACTCTATAATCCTAAGTTTAGGGAAATGCGAATAGGCAACCATCTTAAATGACTTGATAACCCTATTCATTTTTGCTATTTCCTTCTTCATTTCATGTGCCTTTGGTTTTCTTCCCTTGAAATATGGTTTCAATTGCGTTCCATAAATCGCAAGGAATGGTTTTTCTGATACTTCGCAAAGTTCCGATAACTGATGATTGATTGTCCTTCCGTTCCTTCCTATACCTAATATTGTGCGATACAAGTCGTTGATTTCCTTTGCCTCAATCAACCAATCTCCTATTTGATAATCACCGTGAGGTAGTCTCTTTACGAGAACATTACCTTTAGGGTCGGTCTTACGATTTCCGGCAGCAACATAAAGACGATGTAATAAAGCGTCGTTTTCCCTGTCGTCTGCGTATATCATATCGCGAATACAATTAACAGACTGTATAATCATTTCCCACAATACCAGCAATCTCCGTTGCATAAATTGTGTCTGCGATACCAAGAAGGGGAAGGGGAACGCTTGTATTTCATCATTCCACGAACATACTTGCGAGTAGTAGCAGAATTATAATCTATCCAACCAAGACCTTCTATGAAATCGCATATATTATCAACAATACCCATCCTCTCATCAATAGTCAAATCTTCGGGGTCTGCGAACCATCTTAACTGTTGAGCCATAGTCTGCACTAAACCAACACGGACATGATGCGGTGGGTTGCTCATACGAATAGCCCTATTTAGGCATGTAGGTAATGCTACTTCTCCCCCATGATGCCCTACTTTAACCGTGTTATTAGTGCGATTATTGGACTCTTGATACGGATTATCAGCCTTCCAAATAACCAAGTCGAAGCAATCATCGTGATTCACTATACCGAAGAAAGGGTCAAGCATATTATCAAGGTTCTTTCTTTTCGGTATGCTATAATCACTGGGATTCTGTGCGAATACCCTTGCTTCTATTGGAGTAGCCCACTTACCTCTTGATACATTAAAGGTATTAGAGACGCGAGTAATCTTCTCCGGATAACCTACACCATCAAGGGAAGTGAGACCTTCGGCCATCTTCCTTTGATAACGGTCAAGGTGAAAAGCCCAATCCCTGCCCTTTACGGGTCGCTTGAATATTTGATGCACATGGAAACCTCTACCTGTCGCCACAAGCCTCACATCACCTTCTAAACGCTTTATTAGATTAGCAACATCTTCTTTGACTATCTGCATAGGATAATCTTCATTCATATCAAAATCCCACCAAGCCCTGTCAATAACGACAGTATCATAATCATGTGGGTCGTCAAAGTGATAGAGGCTTGTATAGATGTTAGTCTTACCATTGAGTTTGTTGATATAACTATCAAACTCTTCTTTGGAGTAGCATTTCTGTCTCTTCAAACCAATCTGTCGGGGAAACTTGAGCATAGTATGTCACAACCTACTCGTCTTTAATAATCTCTCTATGTCCACATATAGAGCATATCGCTATTCTTTTACTTTCAGTATCAACATCACCCGTTATTAACATAATAGGTCTGCTATCTGCCTTAATTGTCATCTCTCCATCGCATTCTTTACAAATCATTCTTTCACCACAAATTATCTAATCCATTCATTTCACTTTCGCAAGACATTGAAAAGTCGCACCATTGAGGACAGAAATAATCCGACCATTTCATAGGCCATTGATGATTCTTTATACCCTCGCAAGCCTCCTTTAGAGACTTTTCTAATGATGTAATACTTCTCTTATTTACTTTTTCCACGATTAATATTCCTTTACCGCCTTTACCTAATGCGATTTCTTTTTTGTTCTGCGTATTGACCCATCCACCTTTGCAGGTCATAACTCTATCAATATCCCACTCTCCCCAATCATCCTTCCAACCACACAGTTCTGCGAAGAACTTGGGGTTTTCTGCATCGGGGGCAAGATAAGCAAAGTGTGTGATAGGTCTTGTTTCTCCCATCAATCGCAACATACGAGCGTAATAACAAAGTTCCTTCCTTGTCTTTTGCATTTTGTTGGAAGCCCAATTACCTGTCTTAAGTTCATAAATACACAGACCGCCATCGGGGTGAACAAGAATCGCATCTATGAGACCAACAAGGATAACTTCATTCTCTTCATCCCATACTGCCCTATACTCTTCATACTCTACGGGCTTGAATTTATCAAGACCCCACTTTTCAATCCTACATTCCTCAAGGAATACGAGGCTTGCGTTTGACTTATGCTCTCTATCTTCCGGTATAAGAGGGGATAAGACAGATTGGCCTTCCCAATTATCATAGACAGTCTCAAGGTTCTCATGCACGAAAGTTCCTGCAAGCATGGCCTCCGTAGCAGGGAGTCGAGTGTCTTTCAATTGTATCTTTTCCCACCAAAACTTACGAGGACACATATTATAGGACATGAAGGAGGATTTTGATAATTTCAAAAACTTATCTTCATCGTTAGGGTCATAACTACCTAACTTTGATAACTCCTTAGAAGTAAGTCCTTCCGGTGGCCTCTTCATAACTACTCCTCTTCTTTTACATCGTGGAGGGTAGTCTGCACAGACTCTCTTAGAGGCTCATTACAATAAGGGCAATCATCAACCTTATCTATTCCCTCAAGGATAGGGGTTCTAATAGTTCCGTCACAATGAGGACATACCTCTATGTGCATCATATCAAGACTCTCAAGTAGTTTTGATATAATCATGTTGTGCTTTTCTAATTCTTTAACGAACATATTTAGGAACGAGTCAATTCGACTCGCCATACCGTTTAAATTGCTCTCTAATTCTCTTACTGTCGGCTTTCTCTTGCTTGGCATATTTATCTCACTCTCCTTTATCAATATAAATCTATCGTCAAATCCACTCCATATCGCCTATACCACGAAGTTTATTTTCAAGTGGCATACTATCCCATCCCATTACTTCATAATAAGGTAATACCTTTGAGAGAATATATTTATCTGCTAACTGTTGGTATCCAATTTTTGCGATTCCCTCTATCTCATCGGGAGAATCGAAACCTATGTAGTTTCCATGTTCATCAATGGTGCATAGAAAGTAATCTCCTTTGCGATAACCTTTACCCAAATTATCATTAGCCCACTTAGCACCTGCTCTTGCTTCACTAAGAACAGAATATTTTGACAAATCATTCTTGAGTTTCCCCTTTATTGTCAAATCCTCAACGGGTATATCTCCACTAACTATCTTTGATATAAGAGAACCTAAGTGCATAGTTATTACTTCTTCCTTAGTGTCTGTCAGTATAGCATCTATCACTCCTACCATAGCATCTTTCATGGCTTTAGGTAGCCTACTTTGCTTCATCTCTATACCTTTGACATAGAACTCTCTTTCATGGTAATCACCATCAGTCCATTGAACCATACCTGCGTATCTGTTTTTTGCCATTATCAAGAAAGCGGAAGACCACTTCTCAAACTCCGTGATTATTGGTTTCATTTCCTCATTGATAATAGACAATGCAGCAAGCCCTTGTTCCGGTGTTGGAACTTCGCACATAATAGAATCGGTATGTCCGTAGATAACGGGGAATCCAAGTTGTTCTGCGTGGTCTCGCAATTCGCCCAATGTCTGTCTTGAAGTAAATGTAATCGCAGCAGCAATATCGGGGTGATACATACCGAACTTTGCGTCTCCTGCTACCCCGTACATAGAAGCAACAAGGGATTTTGTTGCGAATTGGAGAGCGTCGTATCTCTTATTCTCCATCTCGGTTTCCGATTCTTTCATCTTCTTCTTGTATATGTTGCGAAGTTCAGTCATTTTATCCATCTGTCTGCATAATAGACCCTTCTTATCCATACTGAATTTGATACCATTACCGCAGTCTTCCCCTTCTTCATCGAGAGTAGTCCAACAAATACCGTATTTATCCACATTACTGTGATACATGGCTCTCACATCGAATATCCCTATATTCTTATAGACTCCCGCTTGCGGTTTCATTATCTCCGCACCTTCATATTCCACCTTCCCAAACTGCGGTTTAGTAGGAATCTTTCTATCAAAGTCCTTATCTCTCATACTTAGATAGGTGAACATCTTTGTGATAAATGGTGTGCTTCTAATATCGCAACCTACAATATGTTGTAGAGCAGTATAATATCCGAGAGCATCAACCAAATCATTTAGTCTCGGTAGCAAATCAACATCTTGTCTTGCGTAATCAAGATATGTTCCAAAGTCTGTGTAGTATGTATCGTGACCATCTTCAAGAGGAAGTTTCTTGTCTTTTAGACAATGCAAAGAAACTGCATCGAGACCCATAGAAGGTAATTGACCGTTCTTCATAACCCACAGTTTGCTAAACGCAATCATCAAGTCTATGACATTTATCCCTACTATGGGCTGACCCCAATCACCGAACTCATAACGCACTCTCCTCATAGGAGAGAGCATTCTCACATCTAAGTTATTGTGTTTGAATCTCTTGAATAACTGCTGACAATCTGCATTGACTACATTCCAACCCGTCAATATATCGGGGTCATGCGAATTGAGTAATTTAGCAAATGCCGATAACATCTCGGATTCGTTGTTGAAAGCCTTGAATGAACGCCCGTCTGTTTCGCAAGCCTCATCACCATAGGGGTGATTCTTACAAGGTATGCTTGTGTAATTACCTGCCTCATAATCTTCATGTGTAAAGAAAACAAACTCGCCCTTGATAGAATCACGCACTACAATTATAGTTATCTCGCCACCATCAATCTTCCATTCCATATCGAAGAACCAAACCCTATGTTCGTACTTAGGGCATTCAAATTCGCTATCAACAAGAACTCTATTGGTGAAGGGGATATTACCTTCCCATGTTGATGTGTCGGGGTTGCTACTGCGAAACTCCGACAAATCTTGCGTTGTGCCGAAAAATACTTTCTTTATGTCCTCTCCGTATAGACCTGTAAAACCACTTTCGGTTTCAAGGGGGATAACATCAATATGTTCTTCGACATATAGGTAGGGTCTATGGCCTGTGATTTTGGTTGTCTGCCTCTTGCCTTCGCTATCTCTATGCCTTACAATGACTGTGCTTCCTCTTCCTCTCTCAACAATCATTACAAACACCACATCTCGTATTCTTTCATATCAAGATGCAATTTAGTAAATAGTTCATCATTATGTGCTATCGGTTCATAACCGAGACTAACGACAACATCTCTTAGTCTCTCCGTTGGAGTCTTACCAAAAGGATTTAAGATAGCCACAATAGGAACGCTTAACTTTTTGATTTGCTCATTCCTTTCCTTTAACAACTCTTTGTGAAACCCGTTGCCTCTAAACTCTAACTTAACATAGGTGTTGCCAACAAATACGAAACTTAGTTTATTGTGTGCATCATATACAAGTGTAGCCGTAGTATAACCTACGGGGTAATCATCAACCATAAGGACATAGTATATTGCATCGTTGTATATTTGAGGATAACCCCTCTCATGCGCTCTTACTAAGCCTTCTCCTACCCAATTATGTTCTAAGTCTGTATATGTCCATCCTTTTGAAATTCTCCACTCCATGAGTATTAATAGGTATGAAGACCTTATAAATCCGCCTCACAACCAATCAATACCTTCCTTCTTAGGAAGTGCCTCAAATCTCTCTTTCATTCTCTCGGCTGACTCTTCATATAACTCAACCATAGTCGAGTTGCGATTATTTAACGATGCTGCTACTCCGGTAGTTCCCGAACCTGCGAAAGGGTCGAGAACCCAATCCCCTTCTTCTGTGCTTGCTAACAAACACTTCTCCGGAAGTTCCAATGGAAACGGTGCTTCGTGTCCGTTATTAGCAGGGGTCATATCCCACACAGTAAATAGATTCGCAGGTTCATAGAAGTAATCTTTGTTTTTAGCAAACATAAATATTCTTTCATGTTTAGGAATAGGTCTTTTGATGTATGCTTCCGGTTGAGGATATGCTTTACTTTTATTCCAAATTATTTCACTTCGCAAAATCCAACCATCTTCCTGCAAAGCAAGTGCTACAAGCCAACCAACACCGAGTAGATTCTTAGGTGGGAGGTTTGCTACATTTCTCGCACCCCACTTGTTCTTTGAAGATTTGATTCCGCCTTCTTTGTAGTCCGAACCTGCGCCACCACTACCGTTATAACAATCTCCTATGTTTAACCATAGTGTGCCGTCGTCTGTTAGACTATCTCGCACCTTCCTAAATATATTTACCATACTGTCAATGTATTCATCAAGGGTCTGCGATTTCCCTATTTCGGCATCATCATCCCCATAAGAACGCATACCAAAATAAGGAGGGCTTGTAATACAAGAGCGATATAGATTAGTTGGTAAGGTGACTTCCATTATATCTCCGACTACTATTTCATTCAAGCGAAGTCCTCCTGTATTGTTTTGTGTCTTTCCATTTTGGAGAGGATAACTTCTCTATATAACCCCATCTTTCTATTAATCTTAGAGCATGACCGCACATATCAACGGTCATACCTGCTCTAAATCGCACAATATCTAAACTTCTCTTTAGAACATCGTTAGCGGAAATCAATTCATCTTCTTCCATCTGCAAGACGATATACATAACTGCTATCTTTCTGTGCAATTTGCGAAGACTCATCACATTACCCATCTTGGATAGTGTGTTTATCAAATCATCGTGATTTAGTGCTACTGCCCGACTGTATATATTCTTGAGTCTGCGAGGATTATTCTCGGCAATCTCTTGCGACCACTCGGACAGATTAATAGGCATCACAAAACTCCTCTTTGGAAGAGAAAGCCACCTGCGAATCGCAATAGTATGCTCATACCTTGACCATATTCTGCAAAGTTAATAAAGTGGATTGTCAGTAGGTTTCCGTAATCAATATTCTCAAGACCGCCTTCAAACAAGCAAGGCTCAATGTCTAAGTCTTTATCTATCTCGCAAAGATAGGTAGTAGTTTCGCCTTTGGTATCTTGTCCTACTCTCAAGAACAAAGAGTCACCATCACTATACAATTCAAAGCGATTTACTTTCTGCGAATTTACAGAACCGCTTTCAATAGCATCTTTGAATACGATAGGGTCAAGTCCAACAGTCGAGGCTGACGGCGAAATAACTTCACCATTCGCAGTAATATATGTATTTCCGTCTATACTTTCTGCTCTCTCTTCCGATTTTAAAGACCACTCAAGAATAGTATCTGTTGTATGTGGGAAAGCCTTTGCTCTCTTATCTGCCGTAAGTGTGGTAGTCTTTGAGTTAGACTTGACTCGCAATTTATCATCATCCTGTGTCAAGGTGATTTTGCCTTTATGCTTTGATAGGACACCGAGAAGCATGTCAATGTCGGGAACAATTATACTTTCGTCTCCATCATCATTAATGTTGCCTTTCACACTAAACTCCGATAGACTTGTCTTTCCATCTCTAACAATCATGGTAGTCTCTAATTTGATAGCACTTCTGCTATGCAAAACGCAACCTTTAACTTGATTAATGGGCTTCCCATTAATGGTGCATTTCCTTTGTGTGTTCTTCAATAACTTTACCAATTGTGCCTTCTCTATCGTTGTTGCCATGTATCTTCAACCTCCCCATGTTCATATAAATCCAATGTAAGGTTTCTACCTTTCAGTATCTTATTGCAGTAGGAACAGTTAGATTCTTCTCCTTCGACATGCTCATGCTTGCCAAACTGCGATACTCCCCTACACAGAAAATAAGTGTAGTCGTCTTTTACTACCACACCATAATGAGTGTTCTTCTTGCGCCTACCCTCTCGGACAAGCCTAATTTTTAGAGGCAGGGTTTCACCCCCACGACAAGAAAGGGTAGCCCGACCACTTCGCTTTACGGTCTTTGACCTCTAATATAGTGTGAGTAGTTCCGAGTTCTTCTTGATTAAAGCCTTTCATCTCTTCAATACTTGCTCGTATCTCCCATGAACCTTCTTTCATATTCGGGTCAGCCTTAACACCTGCTGCGATATCACCTTTCTTGGTGTATCTTGCGAGGAATATCTGCTGCGAAAACAATCGCATAGTTCCCTTCTCCCAATCCGGAACTTCTCCGACTTTCATCAAGCCCTTCTGTCCGTTGCCCAAATCTGCGAATTGCCTCACATCTTTTAGGTGGAAGGTAAAGAATACTGCATCAACTGGTAATTGATGTGCGCGATTCATTACATCACGGAACAATTGATTGCGAACTCTCCATTCTGCTTGATTGAATCTATCACCATCTTCGACATTGATAGGATTTTTACTGCGATTCATTAGAACATAGGTCATAGCCTGTTCGCACCACTTTAAGAAAGTGGAACAACCGTCAATGATAACTGCGCCTATCTCGCCTTGTTTCGCTTGCTCTCCTATAATCTTGATGAAGAAACCCATCTTATCAACAAGAGCAACCCAATCAGTAGTATTATCTTCTTTGAAGATAGAAGCATCGGTCTCATCAAATATTGGAATGACTCTAATGTTCTCGTCGTGTGCATAGTCGTGTGCGATTGTTTGAACTGCTGAATTGTCAATATCGAGAATGATAATAGTCTTATCTTTACCTAAAAACTCTCTTGCGATAGATACCGCAGAACCCGTTTTAGCCGTATTCTCTTTACCCGTCAAAGACATTCTAATAGGGGAATTGGTAGTTCGCTTTCTTGCGAACATTTCCCTATAATGCTCTATACCAAAGACATTCTCTTCGACCTTTTCTTCTTTCTTTGCGTTACTCCCCCATGTCATCTAAATCACTCCCAATCGTCGTCTTCTTCACCATACGCTTCATCGAGGGTCGCTTGATGCGAACCAAGAGATTCAATACAATGCCATCCTGTAATAGCAAGTCTTCCGTCGCCTTCTCTTCCTATGTATGGTTGTCCTACAACCGCTAAGATAGAGCCTATACCAAAGTCCACTTTGGTTTCTTCTTCTGCGTTCACATATAGGTCAAGCGGAGGAGACATACTCGTTAAGTCTAAGTCTGCAAGAGCCATGATGTAGCCACCTTTCTCTCTTGGGTCAATGTGTGCGACTTCCATGACAATACATGCAAGAGCATCCCACTTTTCTTTATCGTTAAGAGTATTAACATACTCTTCAATAGAATCAAGACCATCTAATACCTTCATATTATCTGCGATAATACCTTTACCTTCGGAATCCAAAGGTGCATAAGGGAATATGTTTGCGACTTCACTTTCAAGAGTATAGTGCGAAACACCCGCCTTAGCGTATGCTTTGCCATTCTTCGATAGATTCGCAGGTATTCTTAGAGGCATGAAGGTAGGGTAATTTACCTTAGCCAAGTCTCCTCTAAATGCGAAAGGAATAACTTGAATGCCGTCTTCACCTTGCTTTCTACCTACAAATGTGCAGGTTCTTTCAAGGTCTTGCGTTGCCCTTGCCTTTCCGTATGCGTAGTTAGGAGAGCCGGATGGGTATGTAGGAGAACTCTTATTCTCAATACATACGAAGAAACCCGTTCCATCCCCTATGTCTGTCGCTTGTTTTGGCAAGGAACTTCCATTCATAGAATCAAAACCTTCTGCGAAAGGTTGTTTGTTTGTCAAAGACGGATTGTGGATAATTTCATATCCCCCCGCATCATCATGTAGGTATAGGGTGATTAGACCCTGTGCTACAAGTGCCTTTCTTGCTTCTTCGTTCAATGTTCCCATCAAGTTCTTGTATTTGTTGTAGAATACTTTGCCCCAATCTTTGTATCTCGGACTGCTAATGAACATACCTTCAAGCATAATACAACCACTACGGGATAGTTTTGCTTTTGTCGCTCTCATTTCTGCTGCACCCATTCTTAATGTCTTTGTGTGCATGTCCTCCTCGGTGACACCCGCTTTTAGAAGGGAAGCACCTTCTCTCTCCATTAGAGAGTTATGTTTTTGCTTCAATTCATTTACGGAACACCCGATGTTTTTTGCTATTCTTTCATACATATTTTCGTCTATCATATTTCTTCGCCTCACTTTGCTTGTATTTTGTCCTAAACTCCCATGTCCTTATTAACCAACCGATGCCAACAATTTACAATAATTCCATGATACAATCACTTCATCAACACCCATGAGTATATCTCTCTCACTTGTGATTGAAGCATCTATCACTTTCATTTTTGCTTCTGTGCTTACGCCCGATTCGACGGCATAATCAAGAACAGTCTTGATTGTCTGTCTCAAAGGCATGGACTCTATCATCTTATGTGCGGATTCAACCGCCTTTGCTTTACACGCAGTCTTTAGAAAAGACTTGCTATTGAAATTTGAATCACCGAGAATAGAGATATATTTTTCTTTATTGGGGTGAACTGAATAGGATTGTAGGCAGGATATTGCGTTTCGCAAATCACCTTCATGTCTCTTTGCTATACTCTTCAAATGTTCCGACTCAATAGCAAGCAATTCTTCTGTTGCTATCATGTTAAGTGCATGATACATATCGCCAAATCGTATAGGTGAGAAATTTCTCACTTGACACCTTGATTGAAGCCAACGACTTACTTTACCCAAGTCGTTGCATGTGAGTATGAAATAACAAGTCGCATTTTCAATAACGCCTTTGAGGGCATCTTGCGCTTGTATAGTTAGGCGGTCTGCTTCATCAAGCAGTATGATGGTCTCCCATCTTCCACTTTGCGATAATGGAATCAAATCTTCTTCAACAAACTCAATGCCTCTTTGTCTCTTTGAGGAAGCATTGAAGATGTGTAATTGGAAATCTAACTCTTTTGCTAATAGATGTGCCGCAGTTGTCTTTCCCGTTCCTGCTTCGGGGGAATGAAACAAATAATGTTGCATATTGTCTTTTGTTAAATTTGACAATTCTTCTCTTAGGATAGGTTGCCCTACAAACCTATCCCATGAGTCGGGTCTGTGTTTGCTAAACCATAGACTCATTGTGTTGCCTCCATTTCATCTTTGTAGTATTGAGCCATTTCCTCAAGCCATAGTTCTTCATAACACTCTTTGCATGTCTCATTCATCTCGGTTGCGATTGCATCATCACACATTCTGCATAGTCCAAGACCCTTCCTTTTTATGACCCACTTCATAGTCTTCTTGCTAATCTTTTCAATCAAACCCATTTACATGCCCCCTGCTAATCAAAAAGTCTTGGACTACATCCTTTACCTGCACGAACATACCGTGTGGGCTTCTACCGCTACTGTCAATTACCATGCACCTTGAGCGATTTGCTAAATGGTCATCTAATGCTACCATGTTTTCGCTTGCATGTTGTAGATGCAAGTCTTCTGCACCACGCTCAATCAGTGTGTTTGTATCTGCATGTATGCGAATAATCATACCGCCATTTGACAATACATCTTCTGCCTCGTTGATGTGTCTTACATCATCAACAATAGCGAACTTCATTCCCTTTTCCTGTGCATACTTGCGAAGACGCAAGACCCAATAATCAACATCTTCCATGTCTCTTCTTGCTTGACCCCATGCCTGTAATAGAGGTCTCGTCTTGGATTTGTCTAAATCTTCAAGGTTATCCCACATGAAGCGCGCTTCATTCTTTCGCATCTTCGGGAAGAACGCCTGTGCTACTTCCATACGCAAAGACTCCGCATAGGATAGAATAGGTAGGTTGTATCTCGTTGCGAGTGTTAGAGCAAGTGTGGATTTACCGGACTTCATGTTGCCCGCTATACCTATGAGTATAGTTTCAGTCATTCTTCTTCACTCCTTAGACCTGCTTCCAATAACTCTTTTGCTTTACCTGCGTAGCCTCTCTCTATGTGTAATGTGGCCGTTATTATAGTTGCCTTTAGTGCATATACCCTATCAAGTAAATCAGTCACTATTTCCATTACTCCATCTTGTTCTTCCTCATGTTTCTTCCTATACAATTTGCTCATATCCATTCCTCCATATTTTTCTCTTTGAGACATTCAGTCCTCTTCCGTGATTTCTGCGCCTCGCTCATATTGCCGATAGACTTCTCCTTAATAGTCTTAACCTTCTTGGTCTTACTCAAGAAACTAAGTCCTTCGGGAAAACATATCTCACAGGGCTTCATAGCGAGTGCGGTCTTGTCAGTAATCATGCCGTAGTCATAAATGTCAGCCCCGCATTTGTAGGTCTTTGACATTGAGACTCTTGCATGGAGTTTTCTGTCGGCCATGTTTGACGATAAAGGACAAGTCGTTATAAATCAGTCGGTTGCCGTCTTTGACATACGAGACATTCAGCCCATCTGTCCTTTATCAATCGCATCTGTCCACAAGAAACACATCTTGAGGAGAGTTGTTTTTGTTTGTTTGTCATTGTTGAGTAGGGTCTTGTGTATAACAAATCTTCTTTATTGTGTATAATTTCATCGTTAATAGCATAGACTACATTCTTAGTCTTAATACCATTCCCAACATCAACCATCTCAAAACCGTCTTGTTTAATCTGCAAGTTCTTAGATAGCATAGCAGTTAAACTTGAGTCGTTTGGTAGAGAACGGAACTCGCCTTCTGCTAATAATATAGAGGCCATTTCGATACGCGTCATTCTCCCTTTCTCAAAGAGTATTTCCGCTACTCTCCTTCTTATACGAGAGTTATTACGCGCCATCACCTATCTCTAAGTCGCAAGAGTATTTATTCATTCCGATAGATAACCTAAAAACGCAAGGTTAGCATCACCTTCCCCATCACCCACATTCTCACCATCTAATTTATTCGATTTAGGATTAATCCACAAAATCATGTATTGAGCAAAACCTTCCTTGAAAGGAGTTGCTAAAAGCAACAATACAATAGAGCATAGAGCATCAATCATATCCAACCCATCTCCTTCTGTTTGCGTTTCTTTGCTTTCTTGGGAAGAGTATCTTTTGCTACTGAACGAATCTCATTAGATACCTTAGTATCTCCAAGTATTATTTCATCTCTATACATATCGCTTTCTCTAAATCCGTAAGGCAGTATATCCTCCTCCTCCTTGCGTTTTTTCGCAGGATACGAAGGTCTCGCAACAACATTACATCCAAATGTTATTGCTGCCATTTGATAATAATTAGGACACCACTTGAATGACTTAGCAAGCAGTCTCCATAGTTCTATGTCTTTGTGATTCTCTCGCAAGAAGGATAACATTAGTGGAATGGGAACATCCTTTGCTAAAGCCCATGCTCTATTCTTGTTATCCCATTTGAGAACTGCTTGTATAGCGGGCATATAATCAATCTTGCTATTCTTGATTGACTTATCGTAAATGACATTGTCATGTTTAATCTTTGGTGGATTGTTGCATACTATCACTAAACGATACGCAACATAATCAAGCCACGACATACATTCCTCCTTTGTCATGCGAGGCATGTGTGCTATGACTGTCAAATCTTTGGTTGTAGGGGAACAAATTATTCCTTCACCCTCAACATACTCGCCCTGTTTATACGGCGAAGCATCATGCGTAAAAATGACGACTCCCATCATCTTCACCCTCTATGCGAGAGAACTCTAAAACTCCTCTCGTTGTTTTTCTTCCTATCAATTGTCCTCTCGCTTCCATAATACGAAGCCAACGCGATACTGCATATACATTCACAGACATTGTCTTCTGCGGTAATTCTTGCATTACCTTTGGTAATAATTGGTCTGCCGTGAACCATTCGCTCAAATCCCAACTTTGGACTGCTGCACGAATAGCAGGTTCTCTATATGCTTTATTGGGCATAATTATACCCCTTCTCAAAGATATAACAATCTTCGCATAAACATTCCCCTGCAAGCCACTTTGTTTCTTCATTTTCCATTTCCATTCCACATGAACTACAATCCATACTCTACTCCTCCTCCACTATCTCTATAAACGAATCGTTCATATAAACCCACCGTTCAAACCTTTGCATTTGACTTTTAGATAAGTTCCACATATCCCCAACAACCTTCTTTTGAACGGGATAACGACCTGCATACCACTTTACACCATCTAATGTCAAGATGGCTATTAGACCATCTTCATACATCTTACGAGCAATCTTGGGATATTCTGTCTGTGGTATCGGCCTCGCAATCAATTGATTGAAATGCGGTCTCCACTTGACAGGTTCTCCGGCAGTCATTCTCTCACCACTCTCATATATCCGCAGTATTTACGCTTGCCGTCTGTGTAAGTTCTACACGAAGCGTATCTAACTCTTGCTTCACGACCACAATTAGAGCATCTTCGCAAATTATTAGTAGGCATGGAATAACCCATACCTCCCTTATCTTCACCATAGGAAATGCCCATCACACTTCCTCCCATGTAGTGTCTATGTATGTAGGTTCTTTCAAAGCACCTACTCGCAATTCTATTTGATTTAGCAAAGTGGGTTCGGCTCTAAGAACATCAACGAGGATTCCCATCACACCATTTACTTGTTGTTGTGCTAACAACAACTGCGAATCAACACCTATCTCTTGCTTCAATGTTCCTATGAGTTTGAGACTTGTGTTTGCTTGACCTACTAATCGAGTAGCATTAGCAATCCATTCTGCGTTTATTCCTTCTGCATCTTTCTGTTCTTCCCATTCATCCAACCAACGCTCTATTCTGCTAAAGACATTTTCTGCCATTTCCAAAGTGCTAATCGCTTCTTTGCGAGTAGCCTCAACCTCTTTCGCTTCTTGCGGGTCGTATGTCATGTGTCCTTGCATGTGGGTTTCAGTAGTACCATCTTCCCAACCATTAGTTGTATCAAGATAAGCAGGAGTCATATTACCCATGAATATTTGCGTTTCTAATTCCTTTTTTTGTGAGTGATTACACAAAGGACATTCGGGGGATTCAAGAACCCACTTCAAAGCCTGTATTACTTTAGGGTCTTCTTCGTATTTTATTCTCTCTTCAACCAACCATTTACTCTACATCTCTCAACCTCCACATCTTCTGCTTGGCTTGCCATTTACCAATCTCATGCTTACTTCCTTTCTCTTCGTATTCACCTATGAATCTATCATCACGCATCAATATCTGCGTTGCACTCATAACATTTTCCGGCTTGCTCTTATGACACCCTGCCGATAACCATAATGTGCGAGTATAAGAAGAACCATGTTGCTTAATATAATCAACGCACTTCTCTCTCCATCTTTGGTAGTGTGTCTTTTTACTCGGCATCTTCGTCTTTCCTCCTATCTCTTACCTTCCAATAGGAACACTTGCGAGTACCCGACCATTCTGTGCCTTCGTGCATAATCACTTCTTCAAACCTATCGTCGCCTCTCAATATGACAGTTATGCCCCTTGTTCTTGGTGCGAGTTTAGACATAACATTACCTCTTCTACTCTTAACCAAGAAAGGCAAGTCAGTAGCCTTAGCAATCCCCAATTCGCATTCTTTCAAATATCTATACGCTGCATCTTTCCATACTTTGTGTTTCTTTCCCATGTTTAACCACCCCAATTTACATTGTCGCTTTTCAAGTCCGGCATACCGAACCTACATACTACGCCCCTTCGACCTCTTCCTTCTTTGCGAGGAGTGAACTCTCCAAACCATATTTGTTGCTTTAGATTTTCGTCAATCCATCTCTTCGCAGACTGATAATCATTGTTAGTGATTAGTTTAGCAACATCTTTAATCAATGTTGAACGAGGAACATCTTTATCCCAAAATGTAGTCTTAATCAAATGCACATCTTCATCCATAACATTACGACGCATTCGCAGACATTGTTCTAACAATGTCTCCAATCTTTTATCCATCTGCACATCAAGGATTCCACCTTCCCATTCACCTTTCATCATGTGATAACCAATAGCAAGTCTTCGGAACAAGTCACTCTCAAAAGAACGCACCGATTCCTTCATTACCCAATCTTGAAACTCTTGCGAGAACTTAACTCCCTTCGGGGGATTCATTACAATATCCATCTGCCTGTCTATGAACCATGCTCGCATGTCAATAATCTCACTTGCTAAATATGCCCTCTCTTCGGGAGGCATAGACGCTTGCTTGTTCTGTGCCTCTTTGTATAGACGCTCTTTTTCTGCATCCATTAGAATATCAATAATGAAGAACCTTCGGTCAAGACCGGACTCCAAATCCATACGACCATGTTGCGTTCCTCCCCATACCGTATATCGAGTATTGTATTTTACCCATCCGTCTCTCATACCTTTGTTCACACGACCACTATCAAGGGAAGTCAATAATTGATTCTTCATATCTATACTGTGGTCTTTCTTATTCGCATCGGAGACCGATGAAAATTCTTCAAAACATAGGAAGCCACCGCATAACTCTCTTGCGAGTGGCCTACCTATTATCTGCCCTTCGTCATTCACAGAACCAAACATACCTGCCTCCGTGATAGAGTTTGAGCCAATCATTGTGCGAAAACCTATACCATTGAAACCTTCGGTATTCCATAGAAGACCTGTGTATTCAGCACAGAACAAATCAATCAATACATTCTTTCCCGAACCCTTAGCACCACGCATGATAATGTGTATTCTTGTATCTGCAATTCTTGATGATGGAGTGTATATTGGATATTCGCTATGTCTTAGAGGACAGTCTGCGATTACAAAGCGATAGCCTTCTTCACCCTCTCTTGGTGCGAAGTCACACATGCTACACTTATTGACGGTGTTAAACAAGTGTGCGCCAATACTACATAGGAATACGGGAACTTTATCTTCCATATCTATGATATAGTTTCTATCGCAAAAGTCAAGGACTCTATCGAAAATATCCATCTCATCATATTTCATTGTCATTTTAATCACCCGAACATTCCATTTGCATTTATGTCTCTCTTGTTTTTAGTCTTCATTCTCGCCACTACTTCTCCCGCCATCTTCGCTGCCTCATTTGCTTCGGAGGAAGCCCTATCATAAATACCCTTCGACCTTTTTATAGCACCAACGGTATTATATCCGTTCTTTTTGAGTAAGCCCAAAGCCTCTCTAATGTGGCTATCATCATAAGGTAGGCTCTCCATTCTTGCGCCGTGAGAAGGAATAATTAGTATCTTTGCACCTGCGCTTTCAACGCTGAACATGAAAGCAGGTAGCCAACCCCATAGAGGTTGAAGGGAGTTATATGCTTCTTCTCCGCCAATATCTTCACCCTTTACAATAACGCAGGAATCAATTTCTTCTTCCATCATCCTATCAAAGGAATCGCTTGTTAATACAAAGAAGTCTTTGACTCCAAGATTGACAAGCATCTTTGCTACATCTCTCGCAGGGGGATAGTTGAATAGCCATGCGTTTTTCTGTTGGCCTATATCCTTACTTATGTGTGCGGGTGTTAATACTTCAACGATTAGGCAATTACCATTTCTGTATATCGCCCAACCTGTGAATCCTACTTCAAGGAAGGTATGCGGGCTTGAGTGTATGTGTTTGCTCGTCATATACCCTATCGGTTCGTTCTCCTTTACCATAGATGCACCCACTACCGCAGGTATGTGGTCTGTGCCTACTGCATCGTATAGTATGGCTTGAGTGATGCCTTTAGGCTCACCATCAAACCATACAAAGTCTGTCTCGTTTATTGTCTGTATCTCTCCCATGTATATACCTCATGTTGCTAAGACCTTATGAATCCCATTACTTTCAAGACCATAGAAATAATTAAAAAAAATTAAATCAAATGACTGAATGCGATTTTAAATTATTCTTTTTTCTTTCTTAAGAGTTAATCCTCTATTTATTAAATAAATAATAGTCGGACTTAAGTTTAATCTCTTAGGAAATATTACAAAATAAAATCAACAGGCTCGCAGTCTTGCGTTTATTTTTTTCTTAATTCTTTCCTCCGATTTGAAAGATATATCTATCATACTCAAGACGGTCTCTTTCGCGTGAATACATACCTACCCTATCCTTGTTGGATAATGTGTTGCTAATATCGTATGCTATCTCCGCCATGTGGAAAGACATTCTCGTTATGTAGTTATTCATATCTTTGAACCCATCCATTTCGGGATTCCAATAACACTTTTGGGGCGCGATTCTATAATCTGCACCACAATTTGCGTGTATTATTGTTGAAACTCGCCATGTTTTGACTTTTATCTCTTGGACTATACATAACTGTGGGTGTTCGCCATATATGTAAGAAGGGCATCTTGTTCGCAAATCCTTGTTATTAAAAGGTAGTAGCATTTTTGCTATGCACCCTTCCGGTTTCCAACGCCAGCCCTCTTCTACCATAGTGCAATCGTGAACGGTAGAGGCTATGTGTGCCTCTATCTTCCGCTTGGGTCGTGTATTAGGAATGACAAATTTCTTTTTGTCATAATTAAAACAAATCCATTCAACCTGCGATTCATCTATTAGAGCCTGTATTTCCTTGTCGAAAGTATGAGGCAAGTCTAACTTGCCAAGCATACCTGCTTGTATCTGTGTGCGATACATATTCGGCTGAATCACATCTAAGAACTCCCATATAGCATCGTAGCCGTCAAGCACTACATCGAACTCGTCTATACGCAAGTGTAGATATGGATTGAATCTTCTACCTTTGGAGGTCTTTCTAAGAGCAATAAAATCTTCAACCACAATATGTTTTGGTTGCGATAATATGTATGCCCCTTCATACCTAAACGGTTGCATTACCCTCACCTGTGGCCTTGAGAATCCTCTCAAGTAGGAAGTCAGCCGTTGGGTCATGCCCTGCGATTCTTAGCAATCGTATAGCGTCAAGTGCTACATTCAATACTTCTTCGTGGTTAATCATTCCCATTCACCCGTCATATACTTGCATTCTGTAATATATTTAGCAATCAATCGCAGTTTATCTTTAGAACAAGACCACAAGAAGGGCATCATACCTGCTTGGAATAACGCCCACTTCCCATCAACATAGGAATCTTCGGACTTTGGGAAGAGAAGTTTCTTGAAACTTTGTTTATTCAGCCTGTTGAGGTATTTCGCATCTTCTGTTGCTTGTAGCAAAATATTCATAGTAGTGGTTTCTTTTTCTATCATCCAATTCCACTCCGGTTTCACTCTTCTTCCTCTCCTATCTTTTTCCACTCTTGAAAACCATCGTTTAGATACTCTAACATATAGTAATCGCAATTATCAACAAACTCAATCTTACGGGCATATCTCCCATCGGGAAGTATGCAAGTGCCGGATTGCATTACTGCATACCACACACCATCCGGTGCAAGCATTGTATCAACTACGGGTATGTTGTATAAACTCAATTCAATCCCTCCACTTGCGATATTAAGTCTTTCAAGGTCGTCTCAAGAGTATCTTGCGTTGATTCTGCATTATCCTTTACTTCCTGTATCGCCATCTCAACAGTATGGTCTAACTGCATAGCGCACAATTCGTCTAATGCAGTATTGATTTCATCAATCGCATTTAGGGCATCGTCACATGCGCTCATCAATTCATCAAGTGCTATCGCCTTATCTTTCAGTTCTTCGCAAAGTCCGTCTAAGTCTGTCATATCATTCACTCCCATAAGTGCCATACATAGGTGTATCATCCTGTTTAACACCTGTTAGCATCGTTGTTGCTTCCATTAGAGAGTATTCTCTATCATCCTCAAGTGCCTCTCCCGTATGTTCGTAGTGTATGATTACATTACCTACAAGTGGCTGAATATTTCTCCTGCTCAAGTCTAAGTATGACAAATTATATTTTGCTGCCGTTGCGATATAGTTAAAATCAAGGCCATCTATAAGCCCTTCTTGATTAACAATAATGTCTATAACATCTTGTTTAATTACTTTCATTCGCATCAAATCACCATTTGCCTTTTTCATAGAACTTACGCTATTTACAAAGAAGTTAGACTTCTTTTCAGCACCCGTATATTCTATGTAGCCACCTACAAACTCTTGCATTTCTTCAAGAGTGGGTTTTTCGTTCACTATCTTTTCTATTTCTCCGCCTGTTCTTAAGAACAACCATTTTTCTTCCATTATCTTTTCACCTTCCTGTTTTTTATCTCCAATTTACTAAGGAGTATGCCCATATTATCTTCTATCTCACGGATAGCGGGTTCTACGACCACCTTCCACGCCTCCACCTTCTCGACACCATGCTCGGTGTCTATGTAGGCTATCTCTTCGATTATTTGCGAAGCAATTTGAAGTGCCTTTATTGTGCTATTGTATTTGTATTTACGCATGTTAATCACTCCCAATACTCCTCTCCGTATGGGTCATCATCGAACTCGTCAATATCCTGTTTAGGATATTCAAAACCCATCTCTTCTTGTCTTTCTGCGATTACATTTTCGACTTCGTCTAATGTGCAGTTCTCATCGAACACACCATGAACTGCCTCTAATGCTCGCCATTGAATGCTCTCATAGTATTGTAGTAATACGGGATGTGCATCTGTCGCTAAAGCGATAGCCCCGTCTTGTTTTACAAAATGTTCCGGTGCAAGTGCTTCGCAAGTATCGGAAATGCACCTTATCAAATGACATTGTCTTCGGAATTTTCTCTTTTCTTCGGTCTCAATCGCAAGGTGTCCTTCAATCACGGATAGCGACACACCATCAGCCTGTATGTGTGGGTCGTCTAATACTATGCGACTTATCAAGAGACTTTCAAAACTTTGCACTACTTCCTGTGCATCTATGTTTTCTTTAGCAAGAATCATTCTTGCTTGCTCGTTTAATCTATGTAATTCTCTTGCGCTTCTATCCGTTAGGTGACTAAACGCACTCTTGCCTTCGTCATCGAGGAAGCCCTTGTCTATGTCTATTATACACGCCTGTTCAACCACAACCGTATGATAAAACAAATACGCCTCATCTTTGTCTGCTACATCTACTTCATTTTCTTTCCATTTGCTCATTCATATCTCTCCTGTTTTCCATTCCTTAATACGGGTCTCCCCTATTTATTTCTTTTCCTCACTATAAGCACCATTTTTGAGACGGCCAATCGCAGTATCATAATCCTTCTGCTTTATCACGCCCATATCCAAATACTCTTTTAATTTGTCTTGAATCTCAACTGTCCATCTAAAGCGAGAACGCAAACTGTGGACTAAGAAACTAAAGTCCTCATACATCTTCTGTGTATGGGCATCCCACCCATTCACTTCTTGCATGTGTTCACGAACCTGCTTTGCTGCACCTACCTTGAGACTGCGACCCAAATGCTTGACACAATGACATAGAGGGCATAGTGCTTGTATGCCTTCCAATGTCTGTATGTGTCTCACATCATCATAAGACCAAAGTTCATGTGCTTCAACGGCATGTTTGCGATTCTGCGAAAAGCCGTCTTGCTCACAAATCTCGCATTTGTGTTCGGCTTGTTCGTAAGCCCATCTTCGTAAGCGATTCCATCCCGAAGGCGGGAGAAGACTACGCAAGTTTGCACCCCATGTTCCGGTAGGAACTAACTCGGTTGTGAGTATGGGGAAGCGTATTTTGCCGTCTTTATCCTCAAATACTTTCAAACACATCACCTAAAGCATTTGCGACTTTGATTCTAATATCATCAAGACTAACATCCACAACTTCTTTAGAAGTTCTTGGTATGTAGGCTTTTTCATTGATATGTTTAGGACTCTCAATCTTTGTTCGTGTTATTCTTTTTGCGATAATCGGCGCAGTTTGTCTCTTGTGTGGCGTAGCCATAACAACAGGTATAGCACAACTACTGCATGTATATACACTTGCCTTTCGCATTGGTTCATCACATACAGGGCATTGACCTGCTATCACTCTACCCGTTAGGTTCACATGGTAATCCAAATAACTACCATTTGGGTGTTTGCACCTAACTAAGTAGTTAGGTGTGTCCGGTGTGCATTGTATGAGCAATTGCTCATAGTCATCCGGCACTTCGTTTTTCGGCTCAATTCTTCTTTCGTTTTCGTTCATAACAATTCCTCATCTCTAATAGGGGCTTCTCATATTTAATTCAATGGGTTCTCATGCCCTCCTTGCGCCCATTGTAGTGCTTTTATCACGCCTCGTAAGGCGTTATAGTTCCTTATACATTCTGCTCTCTCGAACCTTTCTTCTGCGCTACGCATGGCTATATACCACTTCTCGCACAGAATCTTAGCGTGTTCTTTCATCTTCTCTAATTCTTCCCAATCTCTAATCATTCTTCTTCACCTTTTGCCTCATTGTATCGTCTATACGCTCGCAATAAATTATTTGTGTATGCAGGGTGTGTTTTTATCGCCCACACTACAAAATCTACTGATGCTAAAATTTCTTCCTCTTTCATTATTTCCACCACCAATCGGGGGCTTTCCTGCCCTTATTCCACTTTGCGAATCTTGCTTTCTCATGCAGGTAATAGTTTCTGTATGCCATGACTGCGTCGCCTTCGACCTTGTATTCGTCGGGCATACATTGAGCGAACTCGGTCAATTCCCCTTCGGGAATCATACTCATCATGTGGAACATCTGCTCGATACCATCAGCGCAGTAATGCGATTTTCCGAATCTACTTTCGTATTCTTCGCAAAGCATGGCTGCATGGAACGCTGCCCAAATGAAATTCTCCTGCGATTCTCCAACCCAACGGGTAGCCGGATGATTGTGATACCCACCTTTGAGGGGTGTGTTTGACTTTGTCAAAGGCATCTGCTCATCCACCGCACCATGTCTTCGTAGGGCTGAACCCATCTGCTGATACAATTCGCAGACCATTTTAGGCACATGCTTATCGCAATACATCTTCGCTGACTCCGTAGGAGATTTGTCAAGGACAAATATATTCATTTAATCACCCCTCCTTTCTTCGGGTGTCAAAAAGAAATTCGCATATTCGGGGTAGTCTCTTAATATTGCCACTACTTGACTGTGCCAAACATCACGCCACCAATTATCATTCCCGCTTTGCATGAGGCTGAAATACGCTCGTATAATAGTATCAAACTCGTCTTTTGTTATCATTCTTCTTCACCTTCCCAATTGTCAGTTATCTTTGCGAACTGTTCCATAAATTCTTTATGGGAATGTAATTCTCTTAGTTCCGATAGGATTATGGAAGTTATACTTCTCAACACACCTACCTCATAGGGTCGCCCATCTAAATCTTCGATTACATCACCTGCCTCTAAGATATCGCATATCTCGGTTAGTATTTGTTCATACAAATCGTCTTGCTTCATTCTTCCTCACTCCTTGCTAATGCGTCAATCAACATCTGTATGTGTTCGGAGTCATCACTATCTCCGAGAAACGCAGTATCGAATTTATCCTCCCATTGTGTTATGATTATATTCGCCTGTATTCTTCTTTTCTCTCTCGCATCTTTAACTGCTTTCATTAATTTTTTTGCTATTCCTTTCATGCTCTCGCCTCCATCATTTTCTTTATCCTGTATGCAACCACTAATTCATTACATGAATCGCAGACTCTACCATCAACCAAAGGTTGTCCGTTGTGTCCTTCATCCCAATACATGACGCGCTCTCCGTCGTCATTGGTGTAGTAGTGTTTGTCAATTATGCCAAAGCATAAATCGCATATTTTTTCTTCGCTCATTCTTCTTCATCTCCAAATAATTCTTCGTAGCCGTAGCCATTCTCATAATCTTCTCGCAAAGCACTTTCATAATCAGCCATACCTACCATATACGCTATGTGGTCTAACCGTTGTAATGCGATTGACGGCAGGTATTCATAACCTGCAATCTTCACAGTCGGGTAGCATTCGTCTAACATATCAGCATACATTTCTTCTAACAATCTCATATTCATTCTATCACTTCTCCTAAAGCATCTCGCAACAATTCCTTGACCTGTGCCGTAGTCATGGACTTGCCACCACCACGCTCACCCCATGACCTGTGCATAGGTTGGTTGTCGGAGTAGCCTTTGGCTACCGTTCTGTTGCGAGAATCTTTTGCACCATGCCAAGTGGCAGTAGTGGTGCGAACCTTGTTCCCTACGGGGCTTCGGCTTCTTTGTCTTTTGTAAGCATTCTGCTTCTTCATGTATTCTTTGTGTGCCTCATCATTATAGTATGGTATGCCTCTAATCACTTGTGATTCGGGGTAGTCATCAATGTGCGTTATCTTCATAGCGCAAACCATCTTCAAGTCGTGGTCTTTGTAAAAGACTACATGGTGATACCCGCCACCATTCATGTTTATCTCCCATAGTATAGGGCTGCCTTTATCATCATTGAAAATCTCAATGTTCTTCATTTGTCCGTTTTCATCATATCCTGTCATCATTCATCACCTGCATATATTACAATTAAATAGGGGGTTTCGGTATTTAACATTTTACTCCACTCTCCTGTCGCACATACATTCGCTACGCCACTCGCCACACCCATTACATAGGCGAGCCTTTGCATATCCAAGTGCCTCGCTTATCCGTGAGCGTATTGCACCCTCAAGTTTAACATTTTTTGGTAGGCAATCTAATGCCAATCGCAAGTATTTGCGAATATAATAACCTCCGGTAGGAGGTTGATTTTGGTTGATTTTGGTTGATTCGCTGATTACATCAGCCGTGAATGCGTTGCTCATGAGAATAACCCCCTACTTGGGTTATTGACATAACAAGTTATGCAATCACCGTTATGGTGGTCGTAGTCATAATGCACTTTCCCACCGCAGGTATAACATTTGAGGGGTGTTGCGAGTATATGAGGAACACAACGGCAGTTATTAGCCTTGCATTTTTCGGGGTTCATGTATCTCTCGGCACAATAATTTGGGTCTTTATTTTCCATATTTATTCCTCCTGTATATTACCGCACAAAGCACAAACCCATGCTTCATACCATCCGGTATGAGGTTCTTTTTTGCTACAGTGTATTACTTCTATAGTCATATCTGCTTCGCAACAG